GGCGCGCGTGGCAGCCTCCGCGGCTTCCCGGGCCTCGCGCTCCACCCGTTCGCGCTCGAGGCGCTCGGCGTTCTCGACCAGGAACTTGGCGTGGGCCTCCTCTTTCTCGATGACCTTGATCGCTTCGTCGATGGGATCTTCGATCGCCGAGATGGCCGTAGCGAGTTCCTTGGCCGCGCTGTCGACCTTGCGGCCGTACTCGAGGGCCTCTTTCTTCAACTCCACGCGGCGAGCTTCGACGGCCACGCGCCGACCGCGCAGATCCGCCCGTGCCTCCCTGGCCAACTTGGGGTTGGCGCGGACGTCCAGCCCCACGTAGAGCTTGGCCAGTTCCGCGATCTGGTCCTTAGTCGTCGCGTACGTAATGGCCCGCGCGGAGCCTTCCTGGTCGCCGACGATCGCCAGCGTCTGTCCTGATTCTTTTGCCATGATCTACCTATCGGCCCTCGCCTGTGAATTCGAGCGACCTTTCTCCAACTCCTTCACCTTGTCCTGTAGGTCGCGGATCTTCCGGTCCTTCTCATCGTTAGAAGCCTTCGCCTTTGCCTCCCGGTCGGCCCGGCGCGCAGCGGCGACCGCCACCGCCGCGTTGATCACCGTGCTGGCGATGTTCACGACGCCCGCGACGGTGTCGATCCGTTTACCCATGGCGCCGAACCCACCACGCGGTCACACGGTTGACCGCGACCAGCAGCAGGACCAGCCCGGCCGCCGCGATAACGACGTCGACCTCCAGAGTGCCGACCAGGGTCATGTACTCGCCATGGCCGGGGTACCAGAGCAGCGACAGGAACCTGTGGCCTTCGTGCATCTACTCGCCCTCGGCCGCGCTGGCGCCCGGCTCTCCGGCTTCGGGCATCGCCCGCAGTTTCGCGATCTCCTCGTCCGCCTGCGCGGCGGTCATGGCCGACGTGGACGGCACCCCGAGACGTTCGGTGATCTCCGACATCTGGACCCCGCGGTCCGCTGCCAGGTAGGCGATGTCCCGCGTCTGCTGGGCCGTGGCCATCTTGATCTTTGGGGGCTTCGTATCGGCCGGTGGCTTGTCGGCAACCGCCGCTGCCGGCTTGTCACCGCCGAACGCCCTTTCCTCGGCCGCCTTGGCTGCTGGGTCGGCGGGCTTGCCGGCGGCGGGCACCGTCTCGGCCTGCTTCGCCTCACGCTCGAGGCGCTTCTTCAGCGCGATGTCATCGAGCGTTTCCGGCTTCTCGGCGATGGCCCTGGGCTGCTTTGTCTCGACGTCGGCGGGCGACGTCTCCTCGGCCGCCGCGCCGATCTGCATGGGGATCGGGGCGAGCCCTTCCTCCTGGCGATCGTTGACGGCGATACCATGCGCGAGTTCGATGGAATTCGGCACCATCTTCGAGGAGCGTCGCAGTACCGTCTTTTTCTGCATCTCCTCTTCGTCCGACTTCCACGGGCTGATCGACGGCAGGTTCTTTCGGTTCTTGATCCGGTCGAGTTCCTTTTTCGTCATCACGTCGAAGTGGTAGCCGCCGTCCTTGAACTTCCACACGCAATAGGCGTGCGTGACTTGGCCGGGATCCTCCTCGTCCGTCGGAACGTGCCAGCACCGATCGATCAGGCCGTATTCGTATTCGAACTGGTCTTTCTCGTGCACCACACGCACGGCTACGCCAGCGATCTCTCCAGAGTTGCGAGCCAACTTGATCAACCCCTTGAATCCGATCACCAGCGTGCAGATGTTGACCTGGGCGCTGTTGTCTCGGAACGGAATCAGGTAGGCGTGACCCTGCGGTCCGTTGGGCTCGAGCCCGAGCTGCGCGCAGGTCAGCATGCACGAGAACACGCTCTCCTGGGTGCAATCCAAGATGCTCAGTTGCCCCGGCTTCGGGACGGCCTGCATCGCCGTCAGGATCACCCGGTAGAAGCGCACCGGGTCGATGTGCTTCGGGAGCGCGATCTTGATCTGGTCCATGCCGCGGTCGAGCACTTGCTTGAACTGCACGAACCGGCTGGGTTGCTTGTTGGCGGGGCCCACGATCTCGCCCGAGACGGCGGCCGGTGGTCCTGGGATTGTCGTCGGTCCTTTGGTCGTGGCCATGGCTTACTTCCTTCGCTTCTTGGTGGTGGTCGATTCGAGCCGCAATTGCCGGAACATCTCGTCCCGCGGTTCGATGTGGCGCTCCGTCGTGTACAGCGTGAGCCGCCGTCCGTCGGGCAGGACGCCGAACGTGGCGCTTCCGATGGCCTCGCGGAGTTTGTTCTCGGCCTCGTCGGCGCGCGCGCCTTCAATCTTTTTTACGATCACCATGGCCGTCTTGGCCTCCACCAAGGTCTGCCACCAGATGGCCGCCGCCGGCGGGAGTCCGATCTCGTCCCCGCTGTCCCGCGGGTGCAGGCGCTTGATCGCGCGCGCCGTCGCCTCCGACCCGTCGATCGGCGGCGGCGTGTCGGACGTCACGTATTTCCAGAAGTCCGCGACGGTCGCCCGCACCTCGGCGATGAAGGCTTCGTTCCGCACCATGTCGCGATAGACGAAGGAGTTCCCGCCCAGGATGCCCGCGGCGCTCCCCCACGCGACTCCCGTGCACGCGGCTTGGCACTGCACCTGGCACTCCACGTGGGGCGGCGTCGACTCGTCCCAATTGTGGGTCATCCAGAAACCAACGTTCTTGGTCTCGAGGACGCCGTTGCCGGGCATGCCGGGGGCGTCGACGATCCAGCGGTCAGGGGTGGCGCGCAGCACTTCGAGCTCGGGGTCGATGACCACCACGTGCGGGCCTCCCCCCGCCCAGAGCTTGCGCTTCGCCCGGTCTTCGTACATGTCGGCCACCACCGGCTCCATGCGGCGGCCGATCTCGAAGTAGTCGGCCGAGTCGTCGATCACCTTGTCGGCCCGCCCCGTCTTCTGGAGCCAGAGCGTGTAGGGGCTGCCCCAGGATGCCGGCGCCAGCCCGAACAGGATCGCCACCTCCGAAGCCCCGACACCATCACGGCGCCCAGCTAGCCAAGCTTCGCGCGTGCCGTAGTCCAGCAACTTCCCTTGTCGTAATTCGCTCATACCCTACCTATCGGCCCCGCCGTCCGGATCCGATCGGCTTTTCTTCAGGCGCACCATCGTTTCGAGCGCCAGCCGGACGTCGGGAACCTCGGTGGCTCCCCCGTTGTGCGTCACCTCCAAGGGATCCAGGATCAGGCGGCGCTTCATGATGGCCTCGGCGCGCGCCTGGTGGGTCTTGCGGACGTCGGGGTCGGCCCAGATGCGGCGCTGGCTCACGACCGCTTGACCCCTTCTATTTCGTCGGCGTCTTCCAGCAGCGCCTGGGCGAGGCGGCGCGCCACTGCGGGCGTGACCAGCATTACGGCGTCGCCACCGTTCAGCAGCGCGACGAAGCGCGTGCCGTCGGGAGCCGTGGCTACCCTGACCTCGATCTCCGACGTCGCGGCGGGCGCTGGCGTTTGCATCGGGCCAGCGGCGGCGCTCATGACGACCACAGCCCCGCCTTGATCCTAGCGATCTCGGCCTGCAGCAGCGACATCAATGCCCCCGGGTTCTCGCCCGTGTCCGGCGACAGCAGGATCGCCGCAAGGTGCGCGCGGGCTTGCTCCTCTGTGGCCGCGACGCCGGCGGCGATGAGCATCTGCCCCATGGCCGACTGAAACGTGACGATGACGTCCGCCAAGCTCTCACCCATGATCACGGGGTTGACCCGCGCCCAGATGGCCTTGTTCGGTTTGACGATCATCGGTCCGCCTCAAGTTTGTCGGCACCAGCCTTCAGGACGAAGGCGGCGTCGGCCAATGCATGGGCTCGTGCGATCTCGATCGCGTCGGTCACGCGGTCGCACAGGGTTCCACACGGCGGTGGGACGAGTCCACGCCGCCGCATACCCTCCGCTTCGTGACAGGCGGGAACACCATCGCCCGCCAGAAATGCATTGGTGAAGGCCCGGTGGGCGCGGTCGCGGGCCGTCACAGCCGCCCCATGATCTGGTCGCGCACCACTTCGAGGTAATACGCGATTTCACTCGACACGGGGGGCGGGCCGTCGATCCACCGCTGCACGATGGCCCCGCACCGCAGCCGTTCATACATGGCCGCCGGGTGGTCGTGCCGCGCGCCGCGCTCGATCACGAGGTCGACGCCGGCCGCCATGTGCGGCGCCAACTTCGACCGGACCGCCCGCATGACCATGGACTGCACGAGCCCTCGCGCCCACCACCGGAAGTGCAGGACCACCGTCACCTTCCGATCCCCGCGGTCCGAGACGCTGTAGGTCTCCACGCCGAACGGGTTCATCCCCTTGGGGTAGCCTTCTCGCATCACGCGGACGAGGCTCATCAGCGTGCCGCGCTCGCTGTCGGGCACCGTCACGACATCACCGCAACTTGCTTCAGGACCGACTCGACGGCCTCCATATCCAGCGCGGAATCGTCCTCCGTCCGGACTCGGCGCTCCATGTCGATCCAGAACGGATCGGACCGGCACGCATTCCCTTCGATGGCCCTGATCTGTTCGACCACGTTGTCTGGGCCAAGGCCACCTGCGTATCCACAAGGAATACCGCTGAGCGCTCTCGGCCAAGAATCCGGCAGGACGCCGGCGCCGCCCGACGTGTCGAACAGGACCGCAGCGTCGACGCCGAGAGCCTTTGCCGCCATCGCGTTGTGGCCGTTCACGCCGTCCCACTGGAAGATGAACTTCTTACCAAGCAAGCTCCGCATGTTCGCTGCCATCGCGGTCGACGACTCGTGTGCTTCGGCGTGAGTGTTGATCTGGACCCGCTGCCCAACCGCCGCGATCCCGGGGACATCCTCCCAGTCGAGTTCCCCTTTCAAGAGTTCGCGCACCCACTTGCCGCATAGGTGCGTCGAAACGTTCAACGGGCCGAAGCCCTTGGCGACGGACACGAAGCGATCGATCCAGCCTCGCGACGGGAACCGCGGCGTCCCCTCCTGCCTTTCTGACACCAAGATCCCCCACTCGACGAAGGAGAACCGCTGCGACAGCGCGATCAGGTGGTGGATGTTGGTGCTGTCGTCGGCCCCGGTGATGGTGACGAGGTACGGTTTCACGGTTCACGTTCCTTTCGGCGGTGGCAGATTCTTCGCCCATTCACCGAGGGCCACCACCTCGGCGCGGGTCAAAACGATGTTCGAGACCAGCCGGTTGCGGCGCCAGTGCGCGACGGCTATCACCCCAGACGGGCTCTCAAGTACCATGTGGGCGCATACCGCGGTGCCGCCATCTCGAGCGCGGCTCAGGACGTAGCCCGCTCCCAACCCGCGGCGTCGCTGTTCTTCGAAGGCCGACATGGGGTCAGTCATCCCTCGGCAGCCGGCTGTCGCCTGCCCACACTGAATCGAAGTCGTCTGCCGCATGGTCGTCCGAGAAGGTCATGGTGGCCTTGTCGTATATGCACGGCAGTTCTCCCGTGGCTCCCGCCCGATTCTTCGGGATGATCAGCAGCGACTTTAGCCTCAGGCGCTCACGGACCTCCTTGGGGTCAGGCTCAACGCCGCGAACCGTGGCGATCGGCTTCATTGGCTCGCTGAACGGCATGATGATCACGTCGGCGTCAGCTTCGATCGCGCCGCTGCCTTTGAGGTGTTCCTTGCTCGGCTTCTGGACCTCTCCCTCGAAAGACTTGTCGTGGGCCTTCTTCGTGAGTTGGGAGATCAGGGTTACAGGGGACTTCAGGTCTCGCGCCAGCCCCTTCGCCTCACCAGTGAAGTTTGCGATCGCATTCTCTTCGCTCTGCCCGCGCTGCTGGGCACGCTTCGCGATCTGCAGGTAGTCGATCGTCACGTTCACCAGCGGTGGCAATCCGTCGGCGGCAGGCGGCATCCCCTTCCGGACCTTCGCCGCCCAACGCCGCGAGATCGCCACCACGCGCTCGATGCTGGTCCGCTTGTCGTAGATGTATAGGGGCAGCGGACGGAGACGCTTCGAAGCCGAGTGAATCGGAATCCAATCGTCCGGCAAGACAGCGCCACGGTGGATCTTCCTGGTCTCGACCATCGACAGGGCGCCAAGGCCGCGTTCGATCAACTCCTGCTTTGACATTTCCATCGAGAAAACGAGGTTCGGGATCCCCTGCTGCTCGGCTGACTTGATCGCGACGTCCCACGCCCACGAACTCTTGCCTCCACCCGGGAGGGCCGCGACCACGATCAGTTGGTCCCGCGCATACCCGCCGATCTTCTTGTCGAAGATCCCCAGCCCAGAGCGCACATAGAACAGGTTCGGGTGTTCGTTTTTTGTCTCGATCGTGGACATCGCGTCGTCGATCACATCGCCAACGCGCACCGGATCGTCGTCGCCAGCGGACTCGATCCGGGACATGTACGTCACGTGGTCATCCACCAAGTCTGTCACGTCCTCGAGGGCGTACGCGCGCGATGCCGTCTCTAGGCACTTCGCGATCACGCGTCTGGCGGTCGCCCGCTCCTTCACGATCGCGGCGTAGTGGCCCACGTTTTCGGCCGTGCCAACCGCCCCGGTCAGAGTCAGCAAGTAGGACTCTTGCCCATCCAGCATCGAAAGCTTGCCCCGCCGGCGGAGATCTTCTGCCAGTGGGATCACGTCGATGGGATCTCCGTTTTCGATAAGCGTTCGCATGGACTCGAAGATCTCGCGATGCTGGGGGAAAAAGAAATCGTCGACGGCCAGCAGGCCAGCGACGTCGTCGAACGCTGACGGCTTGATCAGCACCGCGCCGAGGGTTGCTTGCTCAGCTTCGAGACTGCTCGGGGATTGGCGCTTTCCAGCCGCCTCGGCATCAAGTCCGGTTGCCATGGGTCTCCTAGTCCGGGATCGGGTTCGTGATCCACTGCTTGGGGCGCGCTGCCTTCGCGAACGCCAGCAGTTCGGACACCAGCGGCATGAACCGGCATTCGGTGATCGCGCGCTTGGCCGCACCTTCGAGCTCGTCTTGGGGCAAACCCTCAAGCCCGATCATGTACGCCTCGACGGCGCGCTCTGTGAGCGGGTGGCGGAAGTATTCCGAGAGCGTCTTCACGACTTCGACGGTGTATTTCTGGATGGTCATGCCTTGGGGTCTCCGTTACGAGCTTGGAACTTTGCGAACGAATCGGCCGTCGAGACCTTGCCGGGCCCGGCGCGGGCCTCCTGCCGCGGCACCCCCAGCCCCCCGAAGGCGGTCACGAAAAACGTGAACGGGTGGCGAGCCTTGGCCACCGCTGGCGCCTCATCGGCCAGGAACTCCGAAATCATCGCAGGCGCGCGCGCCTCGAACTCCAGACGCTCGGGATCTGTCTTGCCGGCCAAGAAGTCCGCCAGCACCCCAGACGCCTTCCCGTCGCTCGGGTTGCCGTAGGTGAGGCGCTTGTACTTCGCCGCCCATGCCCGTCCGAACTCGCGGAGCCAATCCCCTGCTGCCCACGTACCCGTGCGTGGTACCACTGGGATCGCGCGCGTCTCAAGATCCGAAAGCTTTGAGACAGATGGGGATCCAGAAAGAGAGAGATCAGATCGTGCGGGTGCGGGAGGAGGAACACTTGCTTGCAAACGGCGGCCATTTGCATCCCACGATGCGGCAGCGGCGCGCTGGCGGACAGTCCGAATGGTGTCCCCTGCCGCCTTCCGCTTGGCTTCGCGCTCCCAGCGTTTCAGCACGTAGTCGGGGGCGTGGTCTTCCAGGTCGTGCACTGCAAACGCCTGCAAATGGCCGCCGTTTGCATCCGCTTGCACGACATCAAGAAACCCACTCGACACCAGCGCGGCGGTCAATTCCCCTGGTTTCCCGCGCCAATCTGCCACCGCCTCAACTGAAAGCGAGTCTCCGATTACAGGATCTCCGGAAGCGTAGGCCGCGTCCCAGATCAGTTCGAGCGCCCCCCGAGCTAAGCCGCGCCCCCCCACCAGTGACGCCAGCCGGAAGAACTTTGGGTGCGTCCCGAGGGTCGGCCTGGCCATCAGGTCACCCACGTCCGCTGCCCGAAGCCGCCACCCTCCGTCAACCTGGCATCTCGTCTCGGGAGTGATCCCGGCGTTGATGTGCGTTCCCGATCGGGAGGAGAGGGGCAGCTTCTGACAGCGGACGCGTGAAAGGTCATCATCGGGAACGCGAGGCGATCTGTACTTCGTTTCGCGATCGGATCGCAAGATCTTTTCGCGTCTGGCCATCGAAACGACATCGCCATACTGATCACTTGCGCCCGATCCCACGGCAGAGGTCGACGACCTGGTGGGCCTCGGCGGCGCTCATCTCGGCGATGTGAACCTGCTGATCGCGCCCCATCTGGGTGGTCAGCCAGCGGTAGCCGGCCCCGCGGGCTTCGTTCTTGGAACACCCGTCACGCTTCGCCTTGGCCTTGCACAGGCGATCGAATTCAGCGTGGGCCGCAATCCTCGCCGTCCTAGTCGTCGGGCCGCCAGGGCGCCCGAGGGCCCGCTGCGTCCCCGCGTGGCAACCAACGTACGCGCCGCAGTCGACGCACCGCCAGAACCAAGGCTCGACACCGCCTCGAGCGCGCGGGTTCCAACGCGGGTAGATCTCGCCGCCCTTCACCAGTTTGGACGTCGCCCCGCACTCGACACAGGTCGGCGCCGGCGGTGGTGGCGGCGCTGGCTCGGCCGGTTCAGCCGCCTTGGCCAGCACCAGCGCGGCATGCGGTGGGCAGTGATCCTTGTCGCCGTCCTTCGTCGTGCACCGCTCGCAGAGCCTGTGGTCGCAGGTTCCAGACTTCCGGCGGGACACCGGGTAGTCGCACTCAAGGGTCGCCCAGTTTTGGCAGGAAGGGACGGTGCACTTCACCCGCGGCGCGCGGCCGCCGCAGATGAACCCGCCGGGGATGGGGCGGCAGTCCCTCATTCGTGCGCGCTCTCGACCCGATCTCCGTCGTGCAAGTCAGACCACGATTTCCAGCCGGCCTCGGTCAGTTCACGTGAGTAGACCTCGCCCCGCGGAAGGAGCGGCACCTTGAAGTCGGGGGACGTGAAGACGCGATAGTGCCAGACGTCGTGTTTCTTTCCGTGTTCGGAGAACGGCGGCTCGGCCCAGATCAGGCGCTTCCACTGGCCGAAGAAAAACTCGACCCACTTCTCGGTCAGCGCGACGTGCTTCGGCGCCAGCCCGCTGGTCTCCCTGTCTTGGAAGGACAGTGATAGGTGGAGGCACCTCGAGTAGTCGGGGTTCTTCCACCAGCCTGACGAGTGCATCCCGTCGTCCCGAGTGAAGATCAGCGTGGACCCTGGATCCGTCGGCACGTGGCGCTTGCACCGATTGAAGTAGGTAAGCGCCTCGCGCGTCTCAAGGCGTCCAGTGTAGATGCCGTACTGGCACACGCGCTTCATGGCGCTTGCAACGGCTGCCATCTGGTCGTCGGTCGGGGGCGGTGGTATCTCGGTCTTCATCGGTTTGCTCCTATCGCGCGGAACTCCCAGCCCGCCGCCTTCAGCCGCCCGAGCTCGCCAATGGGGCACCTCCCCAAGTCCACGCGCCCCGACACCGTCAGCCCCCGGCCTCCGTGGCGTGGAGGGGCAATCAGGACGTGCCAGCGGCCTACGCGGGCGGGGTGGGTGGCAACGTGGGTGGCGAGGTGGCGCTTCACGAGACGACACCAAGGGCGTGCACCACGAGGACGCGCTTGCGCCAATCATTCGTTTTCCGGCTGGTCAACAGCCCGGCGCCAATTCGCTCCTTGAGCGCGTCGGAGACCTGTTTCTCGCTGAGGCCGAAGCGCACGGACATCTGACCGTTGGTCGGTGAGGTCCCGTCGTGCTGGCGCTTGAATTCCTCGACGAACACCAGAAGCGGATCGAGGCCGGATTTCATCACACACCGTCCATGTAAAAGACCTTAGCTAGTTGCTCAAACGTGGCGCATCGCACGCCGTCGAATTCTCGGCAGGAGCACTCGGCCGACGTCTCGCACGGCCCCATGACCACCAGCGTGGCGTCAGCGATGACGCAGGAACAGCCCTCGTGTCCCGGGCGCGGGAGGTTCGGGCGCACGACAAACGGCGTGACGTCGATCATGCGCCCCTCGTCGCGAACGGAACGATCTGGGTGTGGGGTGGTAGGAAGAGGGGGTGTTTCGGCCAGCCGTCCTTGGTGCGCCCGAAGCAATGCACCACGGGCTTGTGCCGCAACAGCGCCGCCCGCACCTCGGACGTCCGCAGTTCAAGCACGCGGTGCTTGAGCGGGATCGCGCCCCAAGCGGCAACCACCACCTCACAGCGCGCGCACATGGCTGCGATCGCGGGGTCGTTGTCGACGGGCGTGAACACGTCGAGGCCCGCCCGGATCGCGTCCACCAAGCGGTCGGGGTCCGTGGCCCGAAAGGGCGAGACGTTGACGACCATGATCCCGTCGAAGCCGTTGTGCGCGGCGATGCGACAGACGGACCTGATCGTGTTGTCGTTGCTCGTCTTGTCGTCGACGAACTCCTCCGATGCCATCGAAGGGTTGACCATGCAGATACCAAGGGGCCGCGTTGGGTTGTCCGTGATGCTTCGTCGAAGGGTGAAGCGGTACGTGGTCGGCTCGCTCATTGTCCACTCGCTTTCCGTTGCTCGGCGATCGCCCGTCCCACCGCTTCGCCCATCGCGATCGGCATGGCCATTCCGATTTGCTTCCATCGGGCCGACTTGGTGACCCCCGAGAAGTACCACCGGCGGACCTCCCCGCAGAACCTGCACTTCTCCCCCGGGCGCACGCCGTCGCGCATCAGCCCCGGCGTCTCGGCGTCCACCTGGTGGCCCACGCAATCCCCATCTGGGAACCCCTGCAGGATGGCGGCCGCGCGCTCCGACAGGATGACGGCGTTCGGGCCCTTGTGCTGGGAATTGCCCACCGCCGGATCGTGGTGACCGGGCGTGCCCATGCGCTCGTCGCCCTGGATGGTCGTCGACGGCCTATCCCACGGCCACTCCAGCGTGGTCCCGTTCCCCATCTCATTGCTCAGGACGGCGGGGGCGGGGTCGGCGCCGGTGGCAAACGTCTGGCAGCGCGCGCCGCGGGTCGGGCCTACCGTGCGCTCGAGTTGGGGGACGTCATCGACCAGCAGCGACGTACCACCGCGCGAGTTCCGCCCGCCGTTGGTCTTGATGGTGCGGCCCGGCTCGTCGAGCTTGCTCTCCGGGTGGTTGTCCCAGGAGCGAGCCGCGGGGACCGCCAGCGCTCGGCCGCCCTGCGCTCCCCTGTTCGCCCGTGAACCCGTGACCGCTGGCGCTGGCGCATCGAGTGTCGCAGGCGGGTGCCTGTCGTTGAAAGTGTTTGTCGCCGGCGCTCGGTGCGGCGCGGTCGCAATCAGGACCTGGCCGCCCTTGATCCCTTCGTGCGACGTCACCACCCGAGCGGGTTCGTCGGGCCGGCTGCAGACGGACTCGTCGCCGCCATTCGGGACGTATGCCATCGGTTCCGGCGCCGGCACGCCCGCGATCAAGATCTGGCCTCCCTTGTGGTGCTGGCGCGCGGTGACGGTTCGCGCCGCCTCGTCGCCCGTCGAGCATCGCGTGTCGTCGCCGCCGTTCTTTCGCCCGTCCTCTCCCCGCGCGCGCATCCGCATGTTCACCGGGCGTCCGAGCTCGGCCAGGGGGAGGTGTTCCAGCGCCTGGCGGCAAGTCACGTAGGGCAGCAGCGCGTGCCCGTCGAACGATGCTTGTCCCGTGGCGGGGGCGTGGGTCGGCGCCGGCCACTTCACGCACGGGCCGTCGAGATGGCCGAACCAGAACGGGCGGGACCGGAATTGCGGCACGCCGAACGAGACCGCGTTGAGAGACGCGAAGTCGCGAACGCAGTACCCGACCGCCGCGAGCGGGGCCAGCACCTCTTGCACCACGTGCCACGACGTCGAGTCCTCGAGCCCCGGCACGTTGCCGATCAGGTACGCGCGCGGCCGCAGCAACCGAATGATCTCGGCGGTGACGTGGAGACAGTCCCGCTCGTCAGCGGTCCCCAAGCGCTTCCCGGCCCGGCTCCAAGGGGTGCAAGGCGGGTCGGCAACGATCAGGTCCAGCCGATCGCCAAACTGCGCCGGCGTGTGCCCGTCCAACGTCGGGCGCCATCCGTGGCGGACCATCTCCGCCAGATCGTTCACGTCGATCTGGATCGGCCGGTGCCCGTGGTTGCGCTCGTACGAATCGCAGGCGTCGGCGTCTTTGTCGAAGGCCATGTGCATCTTCACGCCAGCGCGGCGAAGGCCCTCCGCCAATCCACCGCTGCAAGGGAATAACTCTATGTTCACTGGTCGGTCTCCTCGTCTTCAATCGGTTCCCGCTCGCGCGGCAGTCGCTTCCTGGGGCGCAGCAGTTTCACATGCGATGCCCACACCACGAACGTGTATCCGGTGATCAGCCGCGGTGCCGCCCGCCAACCGATGCCAGCGCTGGATAGGCGGACGAGATCGCCAACGCGGAGTTCGGCGCGCGCCATCAGGTCCACTTCGCGATCAGTTCCGGGGTCAGGCCCTGGCACATCAACCGTTCGGCCACCCTTGCCCGCGAGGTTCCGTGCAGCCCCGTCTTTGCAAGTTCGTCCAGCATGGCCGCCACGACAGGGGCGACCGTCATTGTCACCCTGACGCCGCGGTCGTACGCGCGCCCAGTCGCACGCATATGACGGCGGGCCTTCGCCAGTTCCAGGGCGACTCGAGAAGCCGAAGGCATCTACTCGTCTCGCCCTGGAACGCTAGAGCGCCGTGCGGCCTTCATCGCCCCGTTGACCTTGACCAACCTGGCGCCCTGAGCGTCGGCCTTCACCTTGTCGAACCGGAGTTGCTTGCACGTCGGGCACGTGATGCCGGCGCCGGACATCGAGAAGCGGAGGTGAGACCCGCGCTCCGTGCACGCGGCCACGTCCATCGCAGGACCAACGCGGGCGTGGACGGGCACGCGCTCGAGTTCGGCGATGGCTGCAACGATGGCCGCCTGCAACCCGGGGAGAGACGCGATCCTTTCGGGAGACAGCACCTGGGCAGCTAGTCCCGACGTCAGCGACTGCTCGATGTCGGCGATGACGATGGTCATGCGATCGATCACCCGGCGCTTCATCGGCGCCGGGACGTCGAGCCACTTCATGGTCGCGCCCCCAGCGGGTTCTCGTCGTCGAGTTCCAGTCCGAGACCCGCCAGCCAGTCCACGTACGCCGGCAGCGGCGACCCCAGCAGGTACCGCGACCCGCTGTGCGTGGTGACCGTCCTCCCCTCGGCCGCGACCACCTTGGACGTGATGATGCACTCCCCGTCGAGGTCGACGAACCCGGACAGATGCGCCGGGGCGAAGTGCGGGCGCACCCGCTGGGCCCGGCTGCCCACAAGTTCCCAGTTCGCGAGGGTGATAACGGACTTCGAGCTCATCGAAACCACTCGTCAACGATGAAGCCGTGCCGGCTGGCCCAGCGCCGGAACAGTTTGGCTTCCTTCCGCGCCTTCCGGTTCGACCTTCCCCGGTGTAGGTAGTGGACTTGTCGGCGCGTCTTCATCGGCACACCAGCCACGAGGCCACGCCTGCCAGCGCAGCGAGAACCAGCAAGGCCCGGCCCTCTCGTCGGTAGCGCCGGGAACGCTGGTCGGGGGTTTCGGTCACAAGTTGCGGGGGATTCAAGATGCCACCTCCTGTTTCAATTCTTCCATCGCCGCTCGCAGGGCCCGCACCTCACGGGACCGCTCCGCCGCTCGCCTGTAACGCCCCAGCGCCGCCACCACCGCCGTCACCGGGATGCCGTACCGCCTCCCCAGGTCGATGTAGACGCCGTAGTAGCGCCCCTCGTGCACCACCGCCCCCATCTCCCGAATGAACCTCGGCAGGCCGCGGGCGGCGTACTGCTCGGCCGCGAGGATTGCCGCGTCCAGCGTGGCCACGCGGGCGGCGAGCTGCGCAGTCGACACGAGGTCTTCTGGTGACGGGGCGCGCCCGGCCGACGTCGGTTCGAAGGCCACCGCTCGAATCGTTGCGAGGTCGTACCCCCTCGCCAGTCGATTGTCGTCGGTCACGCTCACCGGCAGGGCCCAATGGGTCACGCGGCGCAAAACCTCCTTGCGCTGGAACCCGTCGAAGCGTCCGGCGTCGAGCGCGACGAGGGTGGCCTCCTGGGCGATGTCATCGCGGGAGACGCCCTGCCATCGGCGAGCGGCCCAGCTGGAAAACTTGGTGATTGCAAGGGTTGTTGAGGGGGTCATTCTGACGGCTCCAGATGCCGGGCAAGATGCTTTTCGATGACGTCCGCAAGGTGAAGGTGCTCGTCCCAGTCGTTGTCGCCGTGGTCGGCGCAGACGGAGCGGAGCGCGGCTACGGTCGCTTCCCGCTCCAAGATCCACTTCGCCCGCGTGGCCTCCGTATCCTCGTAGCCAAGCTCCATCAGGCACCGCTGCAGCACCGACGTCCACGCCGCGCGGTGTCCCCGGATCCAAACCCGCTCCCCTTCGTCGGTTCTGTCGGCTTCGATGGTGCTCACGGCTTCACCGCCCGTGCGGCGTCCGCCTGCCCGGCGAGCTTCGCGGCCCGTTCAAGGACATCAGGGTCTGTCCACGACTGCGCCACGCCAGCCCGATTGTTTCTCTCGGCCGCACGTCGAAGAAAAGCCAGGCCGAATTCGCGACAAGCGTCGAGGCCCATATTCACCACGGACGGCGCGTGGAGTTCGTGTGCAAGCTCCCGCGCATCCTCCTGCGTGCCGCACGCGAAATAGGTTCCGTGGTGACACACGACGGGATACCCGCTTTCGGTCACGGCTTCGCCGCCCGTGCGGCGTCTCGCCACGCTTCGATCCCGCCGGCCCTGATCTCGATAGCGCACGCCTGCAGTTCGAGCTTTCGCGCTACCGCGCCATCATGCAGGGCCGCCGCCTTTGCTTCGAGGTATGCGGCCACCTGGTCCGTCGTTAGGCCAAGGACCGGAGGATTCGCCGAGTTCAAGCGTCCGCACGCCCGCCCCCATCGGTGCGCCAAGAAAGCGGCACCAGCCCACAGCACGGAGAGGATCGCTCCGAAAGCAAGAAACACTCGCTCCGAAACCATCACGGCGCCTTCCGTGCGGCGTCTAGGGCCGCGAGGATGGTTGCCGCCGCCCGCTCGCCCTTGTTATCCGCTGGGCTGTGGCCGGAGCCGTACTCTCGGAGTTCTCCGAGCGTCAGACGCAGCGCCGCCTCCATCTCAGGCGCCAGCCGGATCATCTCGCGGGCGAGGGGAGATGCCAGTTCAATCCAGGAAGCGTCGTTGGTAAGTGTCAAGACGTCCGCACAGTTGGCGTCTTCCAACCCCCAGGCCATGCCGTACTCTCGCCACCGCCACGGCGCGGGGTGCTCGCCTGTGCCGGCGCGCGACGCGACCTGCGCCGGATGCTCGGTCGGATGCGATCCGGCGCCCGCGATGCCCTCGGACGCGACGTAAGTCTGGTTGCCGCCCACTCCCCCCACTGACACGACGAACGCCTGTGGGGCATGGCCAGCAACGATGGTCGCCTCGTCATGTGGTCGTTTGACGGCCTCGCCGCCCTCGTGCTTCTCTTCGTCTGACATCGGGTCTCCTCCGTTCAGGGGACTTGCGGGTGAACCTGGAAAGCCCCGGGGGCGCGAGTGAGGCGCCCCCGGGGTCAACCTTTCGGGGTGGTAACGATTCGCGTGAGGATCACTGTCGTGGTGTCCGAAGCCACCTGGCCGTGGTCGTAACTCCGCGTGCGAATGACGTCGTCGACGTGGAATTCGTCGCCTTCGATCACCAATGGCTTGCCACTAGTCTGGAGCGCCGCGATCGTTTCGTAGGCGCGTCTCTGTCTAGCCTCGCGATCGTCCGCTGGTTTGCGGATCGGTTCGGTCACGTCCTCGCGCATCGACACGTGGAAGTCGGAGAGGATGTCACTGGCGATGGCTTCAGCGGGTTCGGTGTTCTCCGTGGTCGGCAGTAAGCCACCGAGAACGGCATCGACCAGCGCCTGGCGGTCTGTCTTCATCTCCTCGTCCTCGGCGGCACGGAGGGCGTCGAGGGCAACGATTGCGATACCGCAGAAGGACAATGACGCCGATCCTGACATCGCATCTCCGACGGCCCGCTCGACGGCCTTGATCAGCGCCTTGGAGTGCCTCATCGCGGCCACCGGAATGGCCACCACGTCACGAGGACCGCGGCGACGATGCAGTCCAAGGCGCCCACCACGGCCTGGGCTGTGGTCACGACTCCACCGAAGGGCGGACCGGGTAGGCCGCGACGGAGCGGCGGATCAGTTCGGCGATCCCCACCCCGTGGGCGCGCGCCTTCGCCCGCAGGCGGATGTTCTCGGACTTCGTCAACCGGAACACCGGCCCGACAAGCGGGCGTGGAATCCTTGACCTCGGCTCCATCTGTTTCTGCATGCGACAGACGGTATCGTGATATCGCGACCTCGTCAAATGCCTTATGCGTCGACCGTCGTCAGGTAGATCACGACACGCGGGTTCGCGGCGTCTTTCAGGCGGCGGCTTCCGTCCCAATGCGCGATCAGGCTGTCATTCATGATGACGCCCGCGTTCTGGAGCGCGTCCCCGATCGCCTGGTAGTAGCCGTTGGCATCTCCCGTGGCCCGATCGCGGAAGATGCCCGCACGCACCGTCACCGGCTGGTTGATTGCGCCGGCCCTATGCCACTGCTGGCGGAGTTGCCGGATCGCGCTGTCCGCCCAGTCCTTCGTGAAACTGGCGCTCATGATGAACGGCGTCCCGTCGCGCTTGCGTGCGATGCGCTGGGACGTCTTCTTTGTCCGGGGCGGGCCCAAGATCTCGAACCGCCACCGCTCGCCGATGGGCTGTAGGTCCAGAGCGGGCGGCTTCGGTTTCTTCGGCTGGCGGCGTGACATCGCCGACCACCGTGCGCCCGCCCGCGCGGCGGTGTCAACCACAAACGCAAAACGGGGCCCGACCTGGGCCCCGCATGCTTCGATCTCGACCGGCCTACGTCATTCCGCCGTCCACGCCCCCGGGCCGTTGCCGGGCAAGATGTAGACGCGATCGTTCCGCAGGTCATGCCGGTAGGCGGTCCTGCTGCGCTCGTCGGCCTTCTTGACGGTGACGGCCGCGATGTACTCGACGCTCGCCTTCGAGCCGAACACGTTGGACGTCGAACCGTCGTCGTTTTCGACGATGATGTACCCATGGCTGTAGTCGCCGGGCTCCGTGCACGTCCCCATGAAATCCAGTCGTCCAACGCCCTCGCCGAACCACGCGGGGCAGACGAAGTTCGACACCTCGACGTCGCGCGTGACCCGGCCAATGGTTGCCGCGATCGTGTAGTGGTCGTTTTCCACCGCATCACACACCTCGAGAGCCGTCACGATCCCGGACGCCATCCGCACCCAGCGATCCCCGTACGGATCGCCAATGAGCTCGAGCGCCTCGTGCCCCATGACCGTCGGGATCGGCTGGCTCCGCCCCCAGGCAAGATCGGGCAGCGCCAAGCCGCCGTGGTCGCCGAGGTAGCCCGGCGTCTCCAGTGACGGCACGATCTGAATCGGCGCGAAGGATCCGGCGGAGAGGTTGTCGGAGTTCGAATACCCCACCACCTCCACCGGCCTCTTGACGGGCAGGTAGTCCTGCCACAGCGGGAGAAAATCGCGCTCGACCTGGATGCGGAGCGCCTCCACGGCGAAGGCGAAATCGTCGGGCTTCATCAGGCCGCGGTCATTCAGGAACGCGACCTCGCGGACCATGTCCATCATGGGACGCAGATTCCCCAGCCCGGTTTCGGCGCAGGACCCGTCGGCACGCGGCACACCAGCGGGGGCACGCACGCCGGTGAACAGAACGGACCGGACGCGAGACCAGACGCAAACCGCACCTCGCGCGCCGTCAGGTAGGCCATCGCGTTGGCCGTGACGACGTCCGCATTCGGCTGGGCGCTGCCCGGGTGGGCCGCCTTCCGGTTCTCGGCGGCCGTCGCCGCCAGCGCCACCGCGCACACCACCGCATCGTCACCCACGCGCTGCGCGAGCTTGGTCAGCAGGCCGACGTAGTCCTTCGACAGAAGGTCGGTGGTGACGTCCGTGATGATGCTCGGCAATTGGCTCTGCACCTTGTCGGCGGCGCAGTCGACCACGTCGACCACCTTGGTCAGGACGGGCGTCGCTGGCGGCGGCGTCCCCGTGGTTGTGCACCCTGGAACCGCCATCGAGACGGACAGGAGGGCCAGGAGGAGGGCGGCGGTTCGAATGGACGTGTTCATGGTAGTGGCTCCCTTGCGATTTCAGTTGATCCAGGCGGCGAAGTTCCCGCCAGCAGTGAGCGACACAGTTGCCTGCCAGCACCCCGTCGCGTTTCCACAACTTGCAGGCGGACGGTAGGTGATCGCGCCAGCGACGGCTGTGCCCCCACCCTTGTAGGTCCAGGTCCCGCCAACGGCGTGGGTGTAGACCGAACACTGGACCCAACTGACGCTGACGAGTTGCGGGTTGTACTGCGGAGCCGGTCCGAGAGCGTCGCTCATCCCCATCGACTGGCACCGAAGCTGAATTTCAGCAACGGCAGGATTCAAGCTGTAGGTCGCAAACGTGGATGGGGCGACGGGGGCGATGTCCCCGCAGGTGCCGATGCCCGTCCCGAAAACCTTCATCATCGTACCGGCCGGCTGCGTGGGCGTGTACGGAGGAGGGGGCAGCGGGTAGGGCGCGTAGCCCCAGGACTCGACAACCGTCTGGCGAAGCGCGAACGGTCCCTGCCCGCCGAAGTAGTACGCGCCGGCCGGCGTGAACACGCCGCCCACGTTCCACGCGGGGCTCAAGTACACCACCGCTGGGTTGACGTAGGCGCGGGCCTCGGCGGCAAACAGACTCACGGCACAAAGCGCGGCGATGGCGAGGAGCGATTTCAGTCGTGGGATCATGTGATGGGTCCTTTCGGTTGGTCGTCTTGACGTGGAGGGATGGGCGGACGGCGGCGCTCGACTCCGACGTCTCGCATGGTGGTGCGACGGTCGGGCCCGAAATAGAACTCGTGCCCCCCCAAGCGGATCCAGAAGGAGACGGCACAAAGCGCCCAGTCTCCCCGCTTGCTGGCGATGCACGTGGGCAGCCGGCCAACCTCGAAGGTGGAGGTCGGCGCCGGCGCGTCGATGACGACGGCGTCCACGCCGCACTTTCGGAAGCACGTTGACGGCGCGGACGTCGGCGTCTGGTCGCCATCCTCTTCGAACGGCTCCTCGAGGAGATCGTCCGACGGCAGATTGGTGCCATCAGGGACAGTGATCGGGTCGTCCTGGAAGTCGTCGGGCTTGGTCATGGGGTCCGGGCCTAGCCGGGGATTCTACTATCCCTTGCGCCCGGGGGACGAATCGTCACGCCCTGCAGCCCGCTTCCGTCGAGTTTCCGAGGTCTCGTCCGGTGGACTGAGGCGTCCGCTCGCGATGTCGAGCGCGTCAGCCTGCGCGATCGCCAGCGTGGCCGCCTGCTCTTGCAGCGGGATCGACTTCCTTATCGCGCTCGCGGCAGCTCGGAGAACCCACGGGAGATCAGGGCCCTCAACTCCGTTTGTTCTTCGGAGAGTCTCGCAAATAGTATCGACATGGGCTCGGAGGACTTCCCAGGTTTTGGGATCGATCGCCTTGCGCTGAACCGGCGCACCCTTGACCCCAGATCCCGAACTGCCGTTGCTAGATGACCCATGCGCCATGTCTCCTCGCGTTCGTTGATCGTCACGGCTTCGCAGGGGAAGCGTCGGGGGGGATCTGCTGCACAGCCGGCGCCGCAGCGATGGGCGCTAGCTTGGCCGGCGCCGGCGGCAGTTCCGGGGGCGGCGCCGCGATCACGGGGGCTGGCTTCGCCTTGCGCAAGGCCAGCTCCTTGCTGTCCCTGGCGGCGTTCTCGCGGACGGCCTTGACCAGGCCGGCGTCGACCCGCTTCCGCCGCGCGGCCGCCGGCTGGCCCTCGACCACGAAGTCCCGGCCCATCGACTCGATGACCGCGCTCTGCGCCTTGGACGTCGCTTCAGCCGCGGTGACACGCGCCTCGAGGGCGGCCAACTCCTTCACCAGGTCCCTGGTGGGCGTCGCGAGCTTCTTGTATGCGCGCTTGGTGGTGGCCTCGGCTTCCACCTCCACCTGGTCGACCTTCTTGTCCGTGTCGGCCTTCCCAGACTGGGAATGCAGCACGGCCAAGACGAGCGCCGCAAGTGCGGGGCCTGCCGCCACGGCAATCTTGGGCAGCAGCGGGACCACGGGCTTGATGACGATCCGGAGGCTGGCCCAGACGATGGCCTTGTCCTTTTTCGACAGGAGCGTGTTCGGTGGCGTCTTCTCGACCCGCTCAAACTCATTGGTCTCAGGCGCCATTGGTTAAGTGAAGCACATACGGACTGCACCCGAAAGCGGTGGGTCCTAGACGTACTCCTCAAGGATGATCAAGCCCGGCGATCCGGCTGCGCCGGCGCGGGAGTCGGCGGTGACATCAGCGATCGATCCACCCGAGCCACCGGAACCGTACCCCGACGCCGCCGTTCCAACGGCCGTCGTCACGGGGCGCGACCTGGGCCGGCCGCCAACCCCGTAGGGCAACAGTGACGCCCCGCCACCGAGGTCTCCGTAGGAGGTGGCGTACGCCCGGAACCACCCCTGCTGCCCGTAGACGCCGGGCAGTGCCAACTTCAGAGCCCCCGGGCCCGCGGTCACGGAAGCCGCAGCGCCCGGAACGCCACCTGTGCCAGCCGGGGCTGGTGACGAGGACACCAAATTGACCCGCGTGCCGCCGCCACCTCCGGGAGCCGTCCAGGTCGTCGCGCCATCAGTGAAGGTGGTCGGGCCACCCGCGCCGCCATCGCCGGGCGTAGCGTTGCCAGCGATCCCGGCGGCGCCGAGCGTGTACCCCCAGGTAGCCGGGATGGTCGCGGTCTCGAACATGCCCCAACTTCCGGTAGCCCCGCCGCCCGCGATGCCTTCGCCGATATTGCCGTCTCCGGCGGCGCCGCCGCCTCCGCCACCACCCCCGCAGAACCAGACGCGCGCGTAGCCGCACCCCGTCGCCTTGGCGAGCGTCGTGCCGCTGGTGAGCCACGACGTCCGGATCAAGGACCCCGCCTGCGGCAGCACCATCAACTCCCAGTGGGTCGTGTCGACTGTCGGGTTCGTACCCGCCGGCGACGCGGTCTTGCAGCGGAACCCGACGCCGCCGTAGGAGACGAAAGACCCGACCACGTAGTTGGTCTCGCTGGCGTCCCACTCGGGGAGGCCCTGGGCCATGTAGTAGCGCAGTCCTTGGTGGAACTTCTGCGTCAGCCAGTTCAACGTGCCGCGCTTGAGTTTCACCGGGAACGGGAGGTACCCGGTGTTGATCAACCCCGCGCTGGGCGCGACGATGTCCGGCGAGCTCGAGACGCTGTTCGCCCACGTGGCGGAATCGACTGTCGGTTTCGTGATGGCCATGGTGCGCGGTCCCTTCTAGATGAACTCGGCCAAGTAGCCGCCGATTGAATCGTCGCCAATTTCGCTCAGGCCAACGGCGCCCGGGTCGGGGTCATCGTCCCAGCCAACGAAATTTCCCGCAACGTACCAACTCGCGTCGAGGCCGACGCCCATGGGCCGCGGGATGAGATCGTCGTGGATGGCGGCGACCTCGAAGGCGGTCGGCTGTCGGGCCATCTGCAGATCGATGTACATCATCCCGGGCGACGTGTACGTGATGAGCGTGGCATCGTTCACGAGCGCGCGCAGGGCCTCGATGATTTCGGGGCCCGAGCCGATGGAACGGTTTCGGATCTTCCGCAGCGCGATCAGGATGCGCAATTCCGCATCAGACGCGACGTAATACCCCGCCATCACGCGGCCCTGGCCCACGAGGGACGCCGTCACGTCGAGGTTGACGCCGCTCGCTTGGTCGGGGTCATCTAGCAGCGGGATCAGCATCAGCGCGTTGGCAACGTCCTGCAGGAGGTAGACGGTCAGCAGGATCCGCGCGGTCAACTTGGGCTTGCCCTGGTACTGGCTGATCAGGCGCGACAGGGCGACCGTCACGAGATCGGGCGCACCGTTGGCGGCCGTGACGGGGGCGACGCCAGGAATGAACGGAGGCGGGTCCGTGCTGGGCGGTCCGACGAAGCCACCGCCGCCGGCCCCACCAGGCCCAAACGGGAGCGGTGCGAAAGGTCCGGGCATCCGCGCCTACTGTTGGGTCGGGTTCGCGACGCCTTCGTCAATGACGGCGTAATCGTCCATGCGCACGCCGTTGAGGGAACTGCTCGAGGAGATGCCAGCCCAGAAGTCGAGCGTGTTGACGATCGACATGTCGAAGCCGCCGCCGAGAACGGGGTTGACCTGCGGGGCGTGAATCACCTGGTCGCCCTGCAGGCTGTCCGTCTGCCCCGACGTCTTCGTGATCTGGATGCCGCGGAAGATGCCACGGCCGAACAACTTGCCGGTGGTGGCGTCCCCCATGTTGTCCTTGTCGGTCCGCAGCCAGATATCGAACGAGAACGGCAGGACGGCGTGCGCGGACGCATTGAACTGGAGCGCCCCAGAGTCGTACACCGTGACCGGACTGGCGATGGTCCCGAGCTTGACCAGAAACTGGATCGTCGGGTTGCCCGTCGTGTTCTTGAGCGCCCCCCCGCCGCGAAGCCAGATGCCGCGCTTCGTGACCCAGAACCCGCGGTTGAGGTCAACCCGGTCCTCGGGATTGATGATGCTGACGGCGGTGGTGTAGGTGTCCTGGATAGTCCGCGCCCGGGACTGCCGGGCGAGACACGACGGGAAGAAAAGCGCCATTCCTCTATCGTCGGGCCAGAGGGCCCCGGTGTCAAACTGGCGCGCGCGAGACGCGGCTCAGGCGTCGTCGACGGGCGCAGGGTCGACCACCGCCCAGCCGGCCTCGGTCTTCACGAACGGGGCCCCCCCGAACCAAACGAGGTCGCTTGGGCGCACCTGGGCGGCCTCCTCCTCCGTCAGCAGGAGGCGAACCGGGTAGGTCGGGCGGGTGTCGGACATCTGGACGAGGGGCACAACGGTCGAACCATGCGCACTGGACCCGATGCCGTCAACCCCCTGTTCCGATTTTGCCGTCAGGAATGAGTGCCGATCGACCGGGCGGCCTCATTCGAACGCCAAAAACAGGAAGTAACCGCCTGAACGTCAGGCGTTAAGTCGGGAGGCGCCCGCTCGCATGCGGGTGGTCCGGCGTGCTGCGACCAATGGCCGACTTACGACCTGGCCGTGTCCGGGCGCTTCGGGCGCCTCCCCACCTATTCAATCGCGCCAGCCACGCCAACCCGGAAAGACATTCTTCCTCTTTTTCGCCCCCCGGCGATGGTCCCAAAAGAGGAAGTGAGCATGTACCCCCGCCGCCCTCGTGGCTCCTTTCTTGCCGACTCGCTTGGACGGCGGGGGTGCGGCCTGCGAGTGGGCCGCGCTGTGCGTGGTGGTTGCAGGGGCTGGGATCGAACCAGCGACCTTCGGGTTATGAGCCCAACGAGCTACCGCTGCTCTACCCTGCAAAAGCCGCCCGGGTCGACTGGGGACCGAATGCAACGGCAATCCCTCTGCCCGAGCGTCGGACCTCACTGTACCAGAATAGAAACCCCGTAAAAACCACGTATCTATGGGGGTGGGCGCCACCCCGGGCCCGCCCCGCTGAGCGGTCAGGCGAGGCCCGGAGCGCCGGGCTTGCTCCCCCGGCTGAGGCGTGCGCACCCTACCAGAGCCGGAAGCCCGCGCGCGACCACTGAACACCCGTCACGTATCGACCAATGTCGATTCGCGTTGCACGGCTATCATTCTCGGCCCATGCTTGATCTGTGAGCAAGACGAACCCAAGACGCGGCGGCAAGCGGCCCGGAGCTGGCCACCCGATCACCACCGGCAGCAACGCGACGGCGAGGGTGGTCTACCGCGTGTCGGCCGCCCAGCGCGCCGAACTCGCGACCGAGGCCCAGCGCCTCGGTCTGTCCTCCGCCGACCTTGCGGCCAAGCGCCGCGCGTTCCCACCGTCCACCCAAGGAGAATCAAAATGAAAATGTCCCGAGTCCTATTCGCCGTTGCCTTTGTCCTCGGCCTCGCCTACGGCGGTGCGGTTGTGGCGAAGTCGGTTTCTGATCTGGTCGTCGAAGCCAAGGAGTCCGCCCAATGAATGCCAAGAAACTGTTCGCGCTGTCGCTCGTCGTTTCGGTTCTTTCAGTCCTGGGATGCAACGATGCACCCGAAGACCAGGCCACTGCCGAACTTCGCCTCCCGGGGATCTGCGGGTTCCACGTCGGCCGCTACATCTTCGCGCTGGGCGAACGCCTAGATAGCGGCGCCGGCTGCCAGTATGCGCCGACCACCGAAGACCTCATCCTGCCTACCGAGCACGCGGGGGTGGCGTGCTCGACGTTCCTGAGCCACTACGCCGCAGAACCCGCCAGCGGGTACAGCCGCTTTCTGGGACAGGATCAGACGTGCAACTGGTCCAGAAACGGCGACGTGGGAACCTGCGTGATTAATCAAAAGGCCCGCGTCGCGGGCGTTGAGTGTGCGTCCAAGTTCGCGATGACTTACAAGCGCGTCGAGGTCATCGCTTGGTAGGTCAGATCTCGGTGGAGATGTTCGTCGTGAAGTCGGCGACCGCGATCCTGCTCTGACCGCCGGTCGCGATCGTCCCGAACGCGCGCTCCCACGTCGGATATTTGTTGAACGGGATCGCTAGGTCTTCCTGCTGGATGATGTTGTAGACGTACCCGAGGTAGATCGACTGGACGGCGGGCGCGTCTCCGATCGCGTTGACTGCGGCCAGCACCACGCCATACAGCGGTGCTAATTGTACCGACTGCCCCGTCCTAGAATTGTCCTCGCCGTAGTCTGCCAATGCGTTTCTTATCGCAGGCCCCAGCGCCGAAGACACCGCTTGCCCAGCATATTTCTGCTTGAGTCGCACGTAGTAACAGACTCCGAGCGCGATCGGCCTGTCGAACTTTATCGGCTGCCCGTTCCCTTGCGCATCGATGATGGAGGCGGTGACCGCCCCCACCAGCGTCACGCCGCCCGAAGCCTTCGCCCAGATGGCCGCCGCGATGTCGGCGTCGAGTCCCCCGCGCACGACTGCCTGAATCGAGTTGGGCGGGAGGTCCGTGCTTCCAGGCCGCGCGATGGGAGAGCCGGTCTTGTTCTCGAATACCGCCGCATCCGAGACGCCTTGGATGTTCGCCAGCGCGGCGTAGAGGGAGTCGACCACCGACTTCCCCGTCAGCGCCACGGAGGCCGCGCGCCGAATCCGCAGGGCCGCGTCCGTCTCGATGTTCGACCCGAGGTTGACGCCCAGCGCGTTGGTGCAGCCCGTCCACCCCGAGATCACCGTCTTGATGGCCGTGATGGTGCCGGCGCCGGCGAACACGGGCCCGGTGGTGGTCGCGCGCACGGCCCCGGGCGTCGCCCCGCTGGCGTCGATGGTGACGTCGGCCAGCGTCTGGAAGTGCGCGGGATCGGCATCGGTGTTGTCGACCAGCGAGCCAGCCGGGATGAAGGTCCCCGGCGTGCCCGTCAGAATCACGTCGTCCGTGCTGTAACTGGCCCCGTTGCGGGTGATGCCGTTGATCTGGACGAGGCGGGAGAGCGCCGCGCGCTGCGCTCCCGCGGGTGACCTGGCGACGAACACCGCCTCGGCGAGCTGGCTCACGGTGTCGATGGCCTCTGCCGTGATGCCGTCGTACTGTCCATCAGGCGAGCTCGGGGTCGTGTCGTAGTCCTGGCCGTAAATGGTCTTCATCGCGGCGTCGACGTTCGCCAGGATGACGTCGAGGCGGTCGCGCGTGAACCCGGTTGCGTCGATGACGGTTGCCATGCTGGTCAGCTCCTACGGGCTCAAGGGGTAGAGGTCGGACACGGACCATGCATCGCCGTCGACGTCCTTGCCGCTGGCGTTGATGGTGACCATCCTGGTGTTGCGGTCGAAGACCAGATCAAACGACGTGATGCTGGCCACCCCGTTGGTCGTCAGGATGCGAGCCTTCAGCGTGGCCTCGGCGTAGGCGGCGTTGGCGGGCATGTGGCCGAGGATCGGCTCGACGTCGGTCCCGTCCTGGTACCACGGGACGCCTTCGTTGGCATCGAGGAACCACTCCCCCAAGATCACCTTCAGGTTGCACTCGAGGCGCTGGGCGGTCGCGCGTGAGCCGTAGTGAAAGTTGGCCATACCCCGTCCGCGCATTTCGTCGCCGTTGGAGTCGAGCTTGCGGACGTGCATCGTGGCCATGCGGTTGCGGCCTTAGGCGTCGAGGGCTTGGATCACGAAGTGAAAGACCTCGTCGTACATCTCGAGGAGAGGGCCATCGGCCACGAGAGACCCGCGGCGTCCCGTGCGCTTGAAGACCCGATCGCCGAGGGCGACGGTATCCGGCACCAGGTCGGGGACGTCGGCGGTCCCGACGGCGCCCGCCTCGCGGTTGCTGACCAGCATGATTTTCGCCATGGTCACGAGGATACCACCGCCTAGGGCGTCAGTGGATCGGCGCGACCGTCGGCGTGGGGGTCGTCGCCGTCGTGACGATGACGGTCAGGGCGTGCGCGTGCAACTCGGCAGCGATGGCCGCGCAGGCGTCGGCGGCCGATTTCATTCCCGCGATGTTGCCCGCGAACACCGGCGCGAGGTTCGGACCGGCCCCGGGTGATGTGACCACGCCCGCGAACGCGCCCGCAAACGCGATGGGGGGGGCACCCCAGAACGCCACGAACGCCGCCTGCATGGCTGGCGCAGCGGCACCGCCAGACGCGAATGCAGCCCCCAGCGCGCCCGCGAGCACACTCACGGCCCCCGCCACGCTTGGCACACCATTGATAGACGACCGGGCGGCCGCCGCATACCCGCCGTACGCCTGCGCCCATCGCTGACCAGCCTCGGCGTGTGACGCGGGGAACGACGTGGCGATGTCCTCTAGTGCGCTTGCGAGGCTGCCCTGATCCAGCGCCACCTGATCACGGCCCCACGAACGCGGTCATTGATTTTATCTTTGCCTTGAAGGCCGCCATGTTGAGCGGACCGACTCCCGTCGGCCCCATTCCGGTAGCGAAGCTCATTTCGGCGATGCACTCGAGGATCGCTTCCGACAGCACCGCTGCCTGGGCAGACCCCTGCCCCGTGCCGCCGCCCTCCGGTGGTGTCGCTCGGAAGATGATCGCCCCCTCGCGCGTCCGGAGCTCGGCGGAGGTCATGCTGAACGTGCCGATCGCCCGCGGCTCGCTCGAGATCCCCGGGATGAACATCGCGTCCGACGGATCGTGGAACCGGATCTCGCTCGGCTCCTGGGTGCCCCCCTTGGCCAGCCAGTGGTCGATCGCGCGATCCCCGAAGACCAAGATCCCCTCGTCTCCCTCCTTGATCGGGAACGTGAGGATCAGCGGGCCGCCAGCGGGGAATTGCACCGGCACGTTCACGCACGGCTGGGCGTCGCGCACCTCGGACCCGCGGAACTTTTTCTTGATGGCCGGCTGCACGCTGGCGGTCTGGGTGACGGGGTCGAAGGACATCACGATCCCGGGACCGGAGACACAGATCCGCTTGAGCATCGCGCGCGCGGCCGCGCTGTGGGCATCCTCGTCCGAAGCGTTCAACTCCTCGTCGGTGCGGTCTTGGTTGCTCTCGTCTTCAGCCATGGGTCACGCCGCCTTTTTCGCTGGGATCGGCTTGCTGAGGGACACGCACAGCGATTCCGTGTGCCACTCCTTGCCGAGAGTATCGCCTTTGTGGGTCAGGCTGATCACCTTGTAGAGCCCGTCGGGATCCATGCGGGCCGGGCCGTGCTTTTTCTTCGTGACCTTCTTGCCGGGTTTCTTTGCGCCGGCGGCCTGCTCGGTGATGGTCCGCAGTTCCTCCTTCAGATCGTTGTTGTCGAGTTGGACCACGCCGCCGATCTTGATGGCCGGGTTCAACAGGCACCACGCCTTGATCCCCTTGTCCGTGACCTCCGGCGCCTTCAGCATGCCGGTGTCGGCGCGGATGACGATCGCTTCCCCGGGGAGAGTGCCCTCGAACGGGATGAAGTGGAGCACGCCGTTCTGGATGGACCAGTCGCACTCGGCCGCCGCGGCGATCTGGTGGAGGTAGTCGCGGGCCATCCCGTTCATGACCTTGGCCCTCGAGCGCTTGCCCTTGTTGGCGGCGACCGCCGCCGCGTTGCCAAGCTTCGTCGACTTGAACTGGCTGACGATGTGGTTCAGGACATCCGAGTCCGTGGTCCCCGCCGCCAGGACGGTGTTGATGACCGTGCCGTAGTAGTCGCCATCGCCGTCGCCCGCGATCAGTTGGGTGATCTGATCGTTGCCCTCCCGGTACCGCCGCGGGCGAACGAGGTTCCCCGCGAACACGAGGCGGGCTTCGCGCTGGTAGCCGGCGTTGCACTGGACCTCGTCGAACTCCCCCTTGATCCGAGACTCGGTGTCGTCGGCCAAGTTGTAGATCAGGAACTCGGCGTGATTCGGCGTGTGCTTGATGGTCTTCGTGATCTCGAACTTGATCCGGAAGTCCTGGTTCGCTACCGCGCCGTCCCCCGTACTCGCCTTGCCGATCAGGAGTTCGAAGACCCGCCGGTACTGCAGGACCGGATCGGTGCTCATGCGCTGGCGTCCGCCGCCGCCTCGGCCATCTCCTCCGCGCTCAGCCAGTAGACGTTGACGCGCACGCCGAGATCTTCCGACCCGGCGTCGACGTCCGTGTTCGCCTCGTCGAACGGGATCAGCGACCCGATGCCCAGCGCGTAGGGCGCGAGGATGTCCTGCCCCAGCAGGATCGGCACGCCCGACAGCAACTTGACTTGGTCGATCTGGCGCGTGATGTCGACGGTCCAGAACCCGGGATCCCCTGGAATTCCTTCGTTCCAGCGGGTCTCGAAGTCGTACTTGGCCCCGTCGCCCAGGGCGCACGTGAAGACCCTCGAGGGCTCGCTGTTGAACGGGATGAGGAGCATCAGAGGACCCCCGTCGCCTGGCCACCGCGCAGGAACACCGACTTCCGCTTGGCGACCGTCTGCTCGGGCGCCTGCTTGGCCCCGCTGGTGGTCTTCGGGTCGGCCTTGCGCGCGGTCGCCTTGTCGGCCCGCGGGGTGTACTTGACCGTCCTGGTGCTGACGATCCGCACCTCGCGCAGCGTCGCCCGGAAGAGAAGCGCGCCGCCCGTGCGCTTGTCCTGAGTCGCCCCGAGCTTCTTCAACAGCAGGCTCTCCCGGAGGCCCAGCCCCGTCTGGTACGAGAACGGGTTCCCCGACGCCTGCAGGTTCAGCATGTTCTGCAACGCTCGCGCGTGGCGGCTCAAGGTGTCGCCGCCGGCTGCAGGCACGAGCCAGTCGTAATCGCGCGCCAACTCTAGGACTCGGTCCCGGTCGGACTGCCGCATCCCAAGCCAGATCTCCGACACCACCGCGTACATCTCGATCACCTTCGGCATCAGGACCACGTGGTCCGAGACGATGAAGCCGGTTTCGACCGGGTTGTCCATGATGTCGAGCTCGGAGGTGGTGTCCTCCGAGATCACGGTGTCGAACTCGAAGGGCGGCTGGCGCAGGCCGTTCTCGTCGGTCCCCATGATCCAAACGCTCCGCATGGGAGGTGCAGTCATCACCGGCATCAGTATTCCTCGGCGGTGCTGAGGTTGCGGATCACTCGGGCGTTTTTGGTCTTGGCCTCGTCGCGGACCTGGGCGGCCACCCGCTGGGCGAACCGCTCGACGTCGGCGGGCTTCATGGGATCGCCCTCGAACTTGAGATCGCCGAAGGTGAAGTGCTGGTCAATCTTGGTGTCGCCGCCGAGTTTGGACTTGACCAAGTCCAGCATCGCCTGGGGAGGAGCGTTGGCGGAGCCGCCGTAGGCCGCTCCCTGCATCCCGCCGACGCCGCCCAGCATGGAAGCGATGTCGATGCCGCTGCCCCCGCCGAACTTCCCGAACATCTCCTGGAGGCCCGCGACCAGCCCGGTCTTCTTTTCGTCTGCCAGCGCCGACGGGCGGAACCCGGGGCCCTCGGCGGTACCAGCCGCCGGCAGCGCCCCGCGGGGGGCGTACGGGCTATTCCACGCCCCCTGGGGGCCGGTGTCCTGGCCAGGCAGGCGGACGCCGTCTCCCGCCGCCAGTTCCGCTTTCTCCGAGAACGTCGGCAGGGTCACCAGCCCGGTGGCGTTCATGGTCTCGGCGAAGGAGTTCCACGCGGCCTTCATCTTGGCCACGAGGTCGTCGAAGTGCGTTCCGATCGACACGATGGCCGCGAGGATGGGTCCGAAGACCGGGATGTTCACCAAGAACGCGGCGAAGGACATCCAGTTCTCGCGCATGAAGCCGGTGACCGCCTGCCAGTTCTGCCACAGCAGGTAGACCGTCGCGCCGGCGGCCAGCAGCGCGGCGATCACCAGGTAGACAGGCGACGCCACCAGCAGGAACGCTGCGGCCGCCTGCAGGGACGCCACCAGCGCCGCCGCCTTGAATGCGATGAGCACGCCGGCCAACGTCGACACCACCGTGATGACGCCGACGATCGCCACCTGGGCGGCCGCGCCGAACTCGCTCCAGTGATCCTGGAGGTACCCGACGACCTTGATGGCGCCGTAGATGGCCGCGCCCAGCAGCAGGACCGGGGCGAGAATCCGCGCCATGCTGAAAACGGCCGCGAGCGCCGTGCGCACGAACGCGAAGCGCAGCGCGGCCAGGCCCAGTACCAATGTCCCGAGCACGGTCTTGGCCAGCCACAGACCCGCCGGCCCGAGCTCGGTCACGATCATGCCGGTGACTGACTCCCCCCCCGTGTAGAACGTGTAGAGGTCCTCGGCGATCAGCCCGATGGCCACCAGCAGAGCCCCGGTGAAGAGGCGCTTGAGGTTCATCAGGCTGTAGACCAGCAGCCCCACGCCCTTGGCCACCTTCTCGAAGGCCAGCCCCGCCATCGCGAACCCCAACAGGACCGCCGTCGCCTTCACCGCCATCATCGCGGTGTCCGACTTCAGGAACCACTCCACCAGCGCGGCCACACTCTCCACCGCCTGGGTGACCATACCGCCGATGCTGTTGCCGACATCGACGACCCGCTTCCCCAGCGCGGTCATCGCTCCGTCCGCCGTGAAGAACGCGGCGTTGAGCTTGGCGATCCCGCGCTTCATGCCCTCGAACAGCACCTCGCCCCCGCGGCGGGTGAGCATCTTGGCTGCCGAGATGATCGCGCCCTTCATGGCGTCGAAACTCGAGGCGGACCGCTTCAGCATCGGGTCGAGCTTGGAGAAACTGGCCTTGAACAACTCGAGCCGCTCGGGAGCGGTCATCTTGTTGAAGGATTCCTGGGTCAGTTTCGCCTGCCCCTGGACCTGACGCAGGAACGGCAGGAACCGCTTGAACAGGATGTTGATGCGGGTGGCGTGACCTTGGCCAGCGACGAACAATTCCTGCATCTCGCGGGCGGCCACCTGGTGCGGCACCTTCAAGGTGTGCCCGATGGCGGCCAGCTTGTTGGTGAACTCGGTAATCTGCTCGACCTTCCAATCGGGCACGGCGTCCTTGATGACCGGGAGCCCGCCGCGGAACATCTCGATGTATTCGTCAGCCTCGCCCGGGAGGAGCGCCGCATCACGGATGATCTGGTCCATCGTCGTCGCGGCTTCCTTCATGCCCGCGTTGAAGTCGCTGGAGATGCCGAGGGCGTCGAAGAACCCGGCCAGCGCGATGGTGTTCTGCTCGTATTCGTCGCTGATGTTGGCGATCGCCTTGACGGCCAGCCCGCCCAGGACGGCGCCGGCGGCCGCGCCGTAGGTCAGGAGTTGCGTCGAAGCCTCCTCGGCTCGCTTCTTGAAGGTCTCAAGGCCGGAGAAGTCCGGCGCGAAGCCCAGGGCGATGAACAGGCTGTCGATGATCGTGCCGCCGACAGGCATCAGTGCTTCTCCTTGGCTTTGCGCTGGCGCTCCATCTCGACCCGATACCTCCTATGGTACTCCGCTTCCTCGTCCATCAGTTCCCAGAAGTCCGCCAAGTGGTTGATGGTGTAGGTCCCGTCGAGGAGTTCCCTCCGGCTGCACAGCGGCGGGTCGCGCGCGATGACGCGCATGATTCGCCAGTCGATGTTGGCCGAGACGATCGGCTTGATGTCTACGTCAGGGGGAGCGGGCTCGAAGGCGAGTCCGCGTCGGAGAAAAAATCGCGGTAATTCTCCCGCAGAGCGGGGAGCAAGACCTGCCACACGAGTTTGGGCCGCCCGCCGAAGACGGTCTGAAACATGGCGCTGTCCGCCAAGGGGGCGTGTGAGGCGTTCCCCTTCCCCGGCTCCCGCTCGGCGGTGACGTGCGCGAACACCGTCTTGACGATGGCCAAGTATTCGTTCGGGTCTGCCGTCTGCAGGATCGTCGAGATGGCCTTGAGCGCGCTGGCGCCGCTGGCCTCGTCGGCAGAGAACATCTCCATGACCTGGGCCAGTGTCAACTTCCGGACGTCCCCCTGTTGGGAGGAGAACGCGATCAGGAGGCGAAAGGCCGTCTCCCCGATCTGCTTGACGATGCGAAGGGAAATGAGAAAGGACGTCTCCGCCGGCATCACGCCGAACGAAAACGTCCTCCCACCGATGGTCTCTTGGGGTGCGCTCATGGACACCAGCGTATCCACGAACGCTCCCCATGGTCAAACCAGCCCCTACAGGTCGAAGATCGACGCCCCGCCGTAGGTGTGGTCGGTGCGCTCGATGACGAGGGTCCATTCCATGTCGCTGGGCTTCTCGCCGCGGCCGAAATCGGCGGGCTTCTTGATGTAGCCCACCGTCCCGATCGCCACGTCCTGGAGGGCCTGGTCCTTGGCGTAGAAGCGGATCGGGACGAAGGTCGCCGGCCCGCCCTCTTGGAGTTCGCACAGCGTCCCCAGGTAGGTGTTCGAAGCGCTGTCGGCGGCGAACTTGAAGGTCACCTCGCCGCTGCGATCGCGGCTGCGAAAGACGGTCATGCGACCGTCCGCCCCCACCTCGTCGCTGAATGAATCGGTGCGTCGCTTGACGGTGACGACGTCGTCGCCCTTGGCGAACCCCCCGAGCGTCACCCCGTTGAGGATCCACGTCCAGGAGGCAAAGTCATATGGCATTTTCATTGGTCAGGTCTCCTTGGAGGAAGGTCCGTTTCAGCGGTCGAAGACGAAGGTGATGGCCGCGCCGTGGAAGGCGCCAGCGCCCTTGGCGGCGATGGTGATGGGCGGGGTGATGCGGATCGCCCGGTCCGATACCGACTGAGTCGCCATCGGCTCCATGCGCAGGCGGTAGCCGGTCTTCATGAACTCGCCCTGGGTGACGAGGTTGGCGATCGAAGCGCTGAGCCACGTGCCGGGGGCGAAGAACCCGTTTCTCACGAACTTCTCGCAGGCCGGGATCGCCCCCTGCAAGACCTGCTGGCCGCCCGCGTCGGTCTGCTTGACCTTGGTGGTTGGGGTCGCCAGCGCGGTGAAGACGCCGTTCTGGACCTCGGCCGAGAAGGCGTCGAGGCCAAAGCGCTCGTCCGAAAACACCCCGTCGGCCATCTTGCCGTTCTCGAGCTCGTTGAGCCCGGTCGCGCCCGGGGCCGCGCGGGTGACGTAGAAGTTCCCGTTTTTGGCCTTCATCGCCGCGATCTGGGTGGGGGTCAGGTTGCTCGCCGTGACGCCCGGGAGCTGCTTGAACATCAGCGTCCCCATGCCGTCGATCGCGTTCAGGTTGGTCACCTGCTCGCGCGCCATCGCCGACACCGCCGCGTAGGGCGTCTCCTGGTAGAGCACGAACGTGTAGCCGTACGATGTCGCCTGGGCGTAGTACATCAGGTCGGTGGTCGACGCCGGGTCGTAGCAGGTGACGTCCGGCGTGGTGCACCAGAACTTGATCTTGTTGGTCTGGCAGAACGCCATGCAGTCCTTGTTGTCCTGCACGCTGTTCTGCTGGGGAATGGCCAGGCCGTACCAACCGGCATCGAGCGCCAGCGTGGCGGTCAGGCTGGCGGTCATCGACTCGATGGCGATGCCGTCGACCTTGCGGGCGCCCGTGGTCACGGTGATCTGCAGGAGCGCCGTGATGTCCACCGGGGCGCCGCCGCCGGTGGGAGCCACCGCGTACGACACGAGGCTGGTCGCGCCGGTGGTGGGGCTGTTGATGACGAAGCGCCCGTTGGTGAACGTGCACGTCGTCGAGGCGAGGCCCGCGGCGAGCTTGGTCTGAATCAGCGCCGCGACGGCCGCCATGCTGGCCGCGCCCGACAGGTTCAAGGCCGTGACCTGGATCAGGGTGGCGTTCACCGTGATGTCGAACCCGCCGTTGGTGATCGCGGTGTACGAGGCCAGCACCTGGGTCACGCCGCCGCTCAGCAACTTGCCCGACTGCGCGGTCAAGAACTGACGACCGATCTTGAACGGACCCGCCGGCCGCGGGATCTGCGCGTAGTACATGTTGGTCGCGAGGTACTCCTCGCTGGTCGCCGAGAAGCCCGCGGCGGTGGCGTCCGACGGCTGGGCGGTGATCAGCACCCGCGACTCGAGGGGAAGGACGGTGGACCGCCCGACGAACATGCCGGCGCCGAACCCCTGCACGCCGGGAGGGATCGCCGAGGCAAGCACGGTGACGGGGACGATCGAATCAAGGGTGACGCTCATGGGCTTACCTCATCAAGGGGTGATTGTTTTCGTGGTGACGCCGCCGGCCGGGTTCTCGACCGTGATGCCGGTGCTGCCGAGCGAAGCGAAGGTGGAGACGGGAGCATTCTCGGACGCGATCACGGAGATGTACAGATCCACCTGCCCGCGGCTCTCGCGGTGGGCGTCGGCGATGCCCGACAGGTTGCGCGCCTTGCTGGCCCCGATGAAGCCGATGTTCGCCGCGCGCAGCAACTCCGCGAACGTGGTCAGGCGCAGGCGTAGGGGCAGCCGCTTCGCTCGGTCGTAGGCCGCCGTCGTGAAGACGGGCAGCCCCTCGTCGTCGGCCGCCGGCGCCTTGCCCCGAAAGAAATTGACCGACACGGTCAGGTACTGCTGGACCGTCACGGCCTCGAGCTCGGAGCCGTCCTCCTGGGTGGCGTTGACGGCCTCCGGGATCGCGGCGTCTTCGTTGTCGATGAACGTGAAGGTCGCGAACTCCTCGCCGACGTTCCCGGTCGGCGCGTCCTGGCCCGCCCACCGCACGCTGTTCGGCGCCATCTCCATGGCCGCCTCGATGATGTCGCCGATGGCGCGGCCCAGCCGGTCAGACCCGGGGACCTCGAGCCCGACGGGGGGCTCGCCGCCGTAGTCGGAGGCCCAGCCCTCTTGCCATGCGGTGGTCATGCGGGAACCCACTTCCCCTCGCGGATGAAACCGTGATGCCCGCACGTCGTGCAGAGCACGGAGGGGGACAACGTCAGGGGCTCCTCGCTCTCGACGGCCCACGATGGCCTCGTGGTGGTGTCGTTGAGCGGGATGCGAAGGCGCACGTACCCAGAGCATCGCGCTCCGGCATTATCGTCATGCTCCTCGATGAGCCCGACCACCTGGCCCTCGTAGACCATGGGGATGAGCGTCACTCCGTGGCCGATGTCGATCTTGCCCTTCTTCTGGTTCTCCAGAACGAGGTAGTCGAGGCTCATGCTGACCTCGGAGGCAAGAAGCCCTCGGCGACGGCGTAGGTGTACCCGTGGGCCTGCCACGCCTCGGCCTTCATGACCCGGTAGTGCTTGTCCCCGTCGATCACCACGTCCGACAGGACCGCGGCCCCGTCGCCCTTGCGGATCGCGGTGGCGCTCCAGATCTCCACCAGTTCCGTGGAGCGCTCGCCCTCGGCCATCTGCTCGATGGTCTCCGGCGACGCCGGCTGGATGATGCCCACGGCGGGGATCTCGTCGTACCCCTGGACGCGGAACGCTCTCGAGGCGTCGAAGTCCCCGCGGGGTCGCTTGATCGTGAATGACCGGGCGAAGTCCGGATCGGTCATCATCTCCGAAACGTCGATCACGGCGTCACCTGGTAGGTCACGGTCTGCAGCACTTGCGACGTGTCGATCAGGGGCTTGCTCGACCCCTTACGTCGGATGGTCGACGGGGCGTTGGGCACCCACGGCCCAGCCACGATCGCCCGCTGGACCTCGCTCTTGCCGTACTCGCCCAGCAGGCCCAGCGCGCGCGATGCCGCCATGCGACCGTCGATCACGCCCTTCAGGTTGGCCTTGTTGAGCGCGCGGACCCCGGGCTGCGCCCGCTTGATGCCCGTGCGCAGCGCCGGCCGCTCCGGGATGGTCTCGGTCCCGAACTCGTTCCACGCGGCCACCTGAGCGACCGACGTCCCGTCAGCGTACTTCGGGCCCTGGGCCCAGCCGATCTTCACGGTGGCGTGCGCCAGCGCGCGCAAGCGAGCCTCCACGGCGCCCAGGCCGGGGAGTTTCGAGCTTTGTGCATTGGTGCGCATGGTCAACAGACCGGAGCCGCGAGCGTCGAGCCGCCGAAGACGAGCTCGACGAGGTAGGTGTACCGCTGGCCGAACCGGGTCCAGCCGTACGGGTTGTTCATGTTGGCCAAGATGACCTGGGCATCGCGCTGGACCAGCACCCGCCCGACTTGCTTCATCGTCTCGGTCCCGCTGGCGGCGCCGACCGCGCCGACGGTCGCCAAGATCTTGTTGGCCACCAGCCGGTCAGCTACCCAGTTGGTGACGCCCTCGACGTAGAAGGTGCCCCACTCGGTGACCGACAGGTAGGTAGCCGACGCGGTCAGAGCGGCCTGCACCGTCGGGTCCGGCCACTCCGTGACCGAATCGAACAGCGGTGTCATGGCCGCCCTGAATTCCGCGACGGTCATGGTTACTTCTTGGGCTGCCCCTTGTCGGCTTCCTTGCCCTCGGTAACCGCCTCGACCACCAGTTGCGGGCGGCCGCGGTGATCGTTCTTCAGCCACGACGCCGTGACCGGGTGGCCCTTCATCCGCTCGATGACGGCCGAGTCGACCTCGACCTCCCCGGGCGTCTCGATGCCGACGCCGTCCATCCCCGTCCGAATCCCAAGGCGAGGAAATTTGATGAGCCCCGACGCCGCGCCCCCGGGAGCCGCCGCACTGCTGACGCCCGGGAGGTCGAAGTCGTGCTCCGCGAAGTTCTTGACGATCACTTTTGCCATGGGTCGGTCTCCTTGAAGTCTGGTCTCAGGCGGCGGCCGAGGACATTCGCGACCGCCACCTGTACGAGATTGGGCGACGAGGCCCGGAGCCGTCAAACCGGCCCCGGCTCCTGCTACGTGGTGCCGTCCATGTAGTACATGTTGGTGACGCGCTTCACCTCGACACCGGAGAGGCGGAACTCGCCGGGGACCTTGACCTTGGTGTTCTCGAGTTGAGGCGCCAAGTAGGCCAGCGGCATCGGGATGTGGAAGACGAGGGTGTCTTCGTTGTTGACGTAGAACGTCGTGCGCCCCGTCGAGCTCGCGCCGGCGGTGGCCGCGGCGAAGATCGGGAGGATGGTCAACGGCTTGTTGGTGCTGGCCGTGTAGATGTTGTTCTCCTGGAGGAACTTCAGGATCGTGATGTTCGTCGAGTTCGCCGTGTTCAACGGCGTGACGGACAGGTACTGCCAAGCCAACTCGGGCAGGCCGACGGTGTCGGGCATCACGTTGAAGCCCGAGTTCGCGTAGACCTTCTGCATCCCGAAAGCGAAGTCGGTCAGGATCTCCGCCACGGAAGCGGCGGTACTGCCGCCGATGCCGGCCGCGCCGGTCCAGTTCTTCGTCGAAGGGGTGACGGCCGACGTCACGCCCGCGTTGTTCAGGAGTCCCGTGAGGGCCTTCGGGGTGTCGCCCAGCAGGCCGACGCGGTTGCAGAAGCGCTGGTACGCCTGCACCGACGCCTGGAACCGGCGCTCAGACAGCGGCGCCTTCAGCAGGGCCGTCGTCCGGATCTCCTGCTGCGTGAACATGTACCCGACCTCGGCGCCGTGGATGTTGAAGGTCTTCTCCGACCAGGACACGTCGGCGTTGCCCGTGTCGTTGGCCTGAGAGTCAGCCCACTTGGCCTGACCGACCTGGTCTTCGATCTGGTAGCGGATCGAGGTTGCCGCGGGCCCTGCTTCGCCCGTGATCGGCAGGAGCCGCGTGTACTGCATCGGCTCGTAGTACCGGGGCAGGATCTTGGCCTCGGTGTACGCGAGTTGCGAGACGAAGAAGGCATAGCCTTCCGCCGCGTCACCCGCGCGCGGGCGCCGGCGCAGCATCGCCTGCTGCTCGGACGGGCTCCCGACCACGGTGTACAGCAAGGGCCGGAACATGGCGTCGAGGGCTTCGACGCGGTCCTGGTTCACCCACGCTTCCTTCAACTCGCCCGGGGCAAGCTGCTCGTCGGCGACCAGCACTCTCTTCAGGTTCTTCATTTTGGTTGTCTTTCGCTTTGTGGTTGAAGGTGGTGGACTGGACCGGCCGATTAGGTCGTGACGCGACCGCGGACGCCGAGGCCCTGGACGAGGAGACGCGCCAACGCGCCCGACGCCACCGTGTCGAGGTACTTCGAGTTCAAGAGAACGATGCGGCCCGTGGTGGCCACGCCGCCCTTGCTCGAGGCGAAGGCTCCGGCGGTGGCGTTGCCGGCGCCGCCCGCGGTGATGATCAGGCCCTCGTCGCCTTCGCGAACGGCCTCAGCGACCTGGACCCAGATGCAGCCCTCGATCAGGTACGGGACGTTCTGGTACTGGGCGTACGACACCACGCCCGCCACCGAAGATGGCGCCACGATCGCGTTGCGAACGGAGATGCCCGCGTAGCGATCGCCGTCAGCCGCCCAGGGCTTGACCTGCTGGTCGGTACCAGCCGCCGGCGCCGCCGCTCCCGTCGCGGCGATTGCCACGCCGAAGTCGATGCCCGTCGCGCTGCTGTTGATTCCCGTGAGGACCCGCGCCGGGAACTGCGCCGAGATCATACCCGCGTAGGCGATCTCGAATTCCCGTCCGCCAGCCGTTGCCAAAGTCGCAAGTGCCATTGCTCATTCTCCTTGTAGTGGGGCCCGTTGTCCGTTTCGTTTCGTGGAGCGCGGGCCCTACTGCCGCGCCTCTTCGAGAACCGCTTCCGCCTCGGCGACCTTGCCCAGCCGGTGCAGCCGGTTGGCCTCGGTGACCGCATCCATGCCGGTGAAGCGCGGGGGCTTCCCGGCCTTCTGCGGCGCGCTGGTCGACGTCTCGCCGGCGCCGGCGCTGCCACCGCCAGCCAGCGCGGCGTCGCGGGCGCGGACGTCGGCGTCGTTGGCGCTGGCGTCACCCGTTCCGCGGAGGCGCTTGGCGATCGCGGCCGTCGTCGAGAACGTCGCGGTCACCACCTCGGCAGGAGCCTTGTCGAGCGCCACGGCCCCGAGGCCAGCGGTCACGATCGGCTTCAACTCTTCATCGTTCGCCATGATGGCCCCCAGCACCTCGAGGCGGATCGCGGGGACCGTCTTCCCCTTGCTGTCGAAGTCCTTCACCAAGATCATCGCGTCGCCGACCACGGAGGTTCGTTCGATGGCGGCGAGCTCGACCAGGGCGGGGATGCCGTCCAGTTTCTTCTTGGCCTCGTCCAGCGCCGCGTCGGTCGCGCGCTTGGCGGCCTCGGCCGTGGACAACTTGCCCTCGGCAGCGTCGGCGCGCTCCTTCTCCATGTTGCGGCTCTTGGTCATGGCGTCGTGGGCCATGTAGCAGTCCTGCAGGCCGGTCATGTGACGGTCGTAGGCGTCCTGGACGTTGGTGACCTCGTTCTCGGCGACAGTGAACGAGAACCCCGGGACGGTGATGTCTCCGATCTTCTTGTCCTTCACGGTGATGCGCATGCTGGTCTCCTTGGTTGGCTGGGTCGGGTTGCGGTCCGCGATTCGAAGGGCGGGACCGCCCCGAGCCGCATCAACGATCGCTACGTGGTTGCCTGTGATCCCTCGCTGGATGCCGTCGTACGCCTGGCCGTTGAACGTGCCAGGCGTCATGTCGAGGTCGAAGTCGTACCCGCACGAAAGCTGTACGGTGCCCTCTTTCTCGACGACGTCGATCGCGGTCTGGTCGCGGATCAGCAGCACGGCGGCGGTGGTGTCTCCGGCTGGCCGGACCTCGTGGACGTCGCCAGCGGCCACGCGCTTCCACTCTTTCGAGTCCACGCCCTTGGTCGGGTGCGTGACGGTGAGGGTGGCGCGCTCGAAGCTGGCCAGCGTGTCCTTCGAGAAGACCTCCGCCCGGGGGCGGAAGAGGCGGACCACGCGGTCGGGATCGCCGTCCGTCAGCCCGAGCTCGCGTGCGCGGTACGGCTGCACGTTGTCGGCCGTCGAGATCAGAGCAGGCGCAGAGAGGAATCCCTCGCGCGTGCGCGTCCGCTGGCTGGCGGTGCCGCGGAGATCCCACGTCGACAGGTCGACGACGGTGATTTTCACGCGGCCCCCTTCGGGACTTCGTTCACGGCGTCTTCGGCGGACCTCTGGATCGCGTCGGCGCGCGGAGAGTTCACGATCGCAGCGCGAATGCCCGTCAGCGCCCGGAGGGCACCGCCCGCATCCACCGCTTCGTTGGCCGCCTGTCGGATTTCATCCAATCTCGGGTACGAATGAGCAAAGGAGGACGCCGCCAGACGCCGAGCGCCCGCAATGATCCCGTCGTACTGCTCGACCTCTATGCCGATCACCTCAAGGAGGCGGCCAGTGCACGGATCGGCAAGCCACTTCTCCCACTGCGCGGGCGTGATCTTGAACTTGGTCACGCGGCCTCGCCCTCGCCGAACTCGTCCGGCAGATCGCCGAGGTTGATGATCGGGCGCGCGCCGCAGCGGCAGTTGATGTCCTCGCCCGGGTGGACGTGATCGCCATCGACCAAGGGGCGCGCATCCCACCGGCACCGCTGGCCCTCCATGTCGAGGTGGGACTTGCGCTCGCGCTGGTCCAGCACGCCGGCCCAGGTGTACTCCTCGATCCCCAGCGACGTCTGGCGGACCTCATTGAAGGCCGCGTTCATCTTCGAGGTCTGGTCACGGGCGATCAGGCGAGCCCGGCGCTCGGTGATGTGGCCGATCTCGACGAGATCCTTCGCGAGGTCTTCCCAGCGCTGGCCGTCCACCCAGGCCCGCGTGACGGCGTTTCGCACCCGGCCGAGGTAGCGCTCCGGGATCGTGGTGATCAGGTCGGCGGCCGCCTGGGCGGCGTCGCGCATGGCGGGAACGATGGCATGGCCGATCGCGCTCGAGGGCTTCAGCAACTGCGAGACGTCCACGCGCACCGACTCGAAGATCGCCTTGGTCAGGCGCTCGTCGACGTTCGCCAAGTTCTTCTGGACCGCCAGCGCCGCGAGGTATTCGGCCTGCGCGCGGGTGTTGCCGATCTGGGCCGCCAGCGCGTCGAGGCGGCGTGTCCCGTGTCCCGGGAGGCTCGACCGCGGGCGCGGCGCCGCATCCCATGCGTGGGAGGGCTCCGCGAACATGGCCCGCAGATCGGCGATCGCGGCGGCGCCGGCGACCGTCATCCGCTTGACCAGTTGCAGGAGTTCCCAGCGCAGCCAGATCTCGCTGGCCATGCTCCTTGAGATCGCCCGCAACCGCCGCTCGCGGTTTCGCAGCCGCGCCACGTGCGGGTGCGGCAAAACGAAGTGTCGGATCAGGGCGTGAGGCACGGCTCGCGCAATGATAGAGGCACCGTCCGAGGCGCCTCAATGCACGGGACGTGCCTTATGTACGTACAACGGGAGGCAAGGCGAACGCTTTCAGGGCGGATTCGATCGCGTCTGTCAGCGTCATCTCCCGCGCGCGCGCTGCCTTTTCGGCCGCTTTTCTGACGTCGACAGGGATCCAGACGTTCACGCGGACGTAGTTGCCGCCCTTGCTCCGATCGATGGTTTGCCGAGACCGTCGCGCCACTCCAAGGATCCGACACCGTTTTCGCCCCGTCGTCAAGGCGGGTTACCATGACGTCCATGGCCACATTCTGGGATCGGGTGTTCCGCCGCCAACCTACAGCCGACGCGAGCTCCCTGGCTCCCCGGGCCCCCAGTGACGCGATGCTGGCCGCCATCGGGCGCGACAGCGCAGTGGCAGCGACGGCGCCGAGCCGCCCTGGCGTGTGGGACGGGATCCAGAACTGGGCCGCCGGCATCGGTGCCGGTCCCGACAAGCGCCTCGGGAATGCGTTCAACCCGATCGCGTTCCTGACCAGGCAGGAGTGCGAGGCGTACTACAACGGCGACTGGGTGATGGCCGCCGCGGTGGACAAGCCCGTGGAGGACATGACCAGGAACTGGCCGACCCTCGTGTGGCCGGGCAAGGACAAGGACGAAGCGGCAACCAGCGCGCTCGCGGACGTAGAGGACGAACTGCAGATCCGCGAGCACGTCGTCGAGGCCATGACCTGGGGGCGACAGTTTGGCGGCGCCGCCCTGATCCTCATCATCTCGGGTGAGGATGACTGGTCGCTCCCGATCGGGTACAAGCGCGGCGCCATCGTCGCCCCCGGGACGCAGCCCAACTATGACGCGATCGGCGTTGGGGATCTCGACCTCGTCTACCCGGTAGACCGCCACCGCCTTGCCCCCACCGGCATGGCCGACAACGCGCGCCGCGATCCCAGGACGGGCAAGTCCAACCAGAACTTCGGGCAGCCGCTGGCCTACAGCTTCACGGACGAGGCGGGCATCAGCGAGTACAACGTCCACTGGTCGCGGGTGATCCGCTTCCACGGCAAGCGCCTGTCCCGATACGACTGGTGGCGGAACGGCCGCTGGCACGCGAGCGTGTTCCAGAAGATTCAGACCGACGTGATGGACTATGCCGCCTCCCGCGCTTCGACGGCGACGCTGGGCCTCGAGCAGGCGGTGGACATCCTGAACATCCCGGGGCTCGCCGAGAAACTGTCGACGCCCCTGGGCCGCACGCAGGTGATGGACCGCATCGCCTTCGGCGCGAACCTCAAGGGGCTCAACCGCGTCTGGCTGCTGGACGGCGGCAACAAGACCGTCAACCGTGACCCCGAGATGTACTCCCAGAAAAAGGTCGACTACAGCGGGTCGGCAGCGGCGTTGGAAAGTTGGATGTACATCATCAGCGGCGCGACGGGCGTGCCGGTCACGCGGCTATTCGGGCGCTCCCCGGGCGGGCTGAACAGCACCGGGGACAGCGACATGAAAAACTACCGCGAGCAATGCGCGAACGGGCAACAGACCGACATGCGCCCCGCGCTGCTGCGCCTGTACGAGGTGGTGATTCGCAGCGCCATCGGCTACATGCCCGACGACCTCAAGATCGTGTTCCCCCCGATCGACGATCCCAGCCGCTCGGAGGCGGCCGAGATCTTGGCGAAGGAAGCGACGGCCTACAAAGCCTTCGTCGACATGGGGATGCCCCTCGGGATCGTCATGCGGGAGTTGAAGTCGAAGGGAACCTCGTTCACGACCCTCGAGGACGCCGACGTCTCGGCCGCAGCGGACCTCGACAAGCAGGACGCGGAGCTCGCCAAGGCGGGCGCGAAGGCGCAGGCGGCGGCGTTCAAGAAGGGCGAGGTACCGGGGGCGCCCGGCAAGACGAGGCCGGCGCCGGCGGAGTAGGGTCACCCGGCGTTCGGTCCGAAGGCGTCGAAGATGGACGAGGGCCCCTTCGCGATGTTCCAGCCGTTCGACATGGCATCCACCTGGTCGTCGTGGGCGTCGCCAACGCCCGTGAACTTCGAGCACTCGTCCAAGAACTTCCCCAGCCATTTCGGGGCGTCCTTCAGTTCGAAGGCGGGCACCAGCAGCCGACCGATGTTCCAAGCTGCGGCGGCCGGCTGGGCGCGGGTGAACTTGTCGCCGATAGGGACCACCTCGACGATCCGCTCGACGCCAAGTTCTCGGAGCATCTGCGGGATCGCCAGGAACGCCCCCACGCACTCTACCCCGATGGGGGTCTGCCCCCACTCCTCCTGGATGGCCAGCAGGTCACGCACGAACGCTGGGATCGTCTTCTGCTCGCGGTAGACGTAGCGAACGTAACCGATGATGTAGCGGCGGCCGTCGTCTTCGACGACATCCCGGATCGACATGACCACCACCGCGCTGTAGTCGGCCGATGTCCTTTGGCTGGCAGCGGGGTCGGACATCAGGATGAGACGACACCCCTCGAAAGACGTTGTCGCAGGATCGTAGTAGTGCGCCTCTCCGAATACGGATCCGCCGCGTGGGCGGGGGGCGCCCTGGTAAAGGGAGGCGAACGCGAACTCTCCGAGATCTTCCTCTCGTTCCTCGAGCTTCTTGAGCGGGTAGAGTTCGGGCCACAGCGCTTCGCCGGGCTGACGGTTGAGTGGATCGTCCTTCTCGGCGATGGCCGACAAGTTGATCACCTTCCAGCCCTCGCGCTTGGAAAGGCGCCCGATCAGGTCGTCTTCATGCCAGCGGGTGTGGATGACGAACACCGACGCGCCCTCGAGCCGGGTCAGCGCCACCGTCTTGAACCAGTCGTCTACTTTCTCACGGAATACCTCGCTGTAGGCGTCAACCGGGCCCTTGAATGGGTCGTCGACGACCAGCATGCCCTTTATGCGCTGGCCCGTGAGGCCCGATCCGATGCCGCCGGCAAGCAGGCCACCTCCCTGCGTGGTGCGCCACTCGCTCTTGTTGTCGGTTGACTTCGAGATCTTGATCCCAGCGCGCCCGGCGAGCTCGCGCGCCAGCACGCTTTTCGAATGCGCCTGCTGGGAGTTGTAGGAGAAGTAACCGTTCGGGTCGGACGGGTGCCGGGACAACCACCAAGCGATCGCGTTCACGAACAGCGTGGTCTTGGCGTGTCCCGGGGGAAGCGAGATCAGGACGCGGACGGGCTCGAGTTGCGCGCGCTCAAGTTCCGCGATGATGGGGTAGAGGTGCCGCGGCGCCGGGTGGTGCGGGGACATCCGCGCGATGAAGTCGCGAAGCGACTCCCCGCCGCTCATCCCCTCCAAGCATGTCAGAAGTTCGTTCTGCTCAGACTCAGAGAGGGTCGCCCACTCCTCAGGTGTCAGATCCGGAATGTCCATCCGGCTTCTTTGTTCGAGCCTTGGCCCGTGCGATCAGTTCTGCCGCGCGGTCGCGCTTCTCCGCGGAACTCATCATCTGCACTTGGGCGATGGACAGGGGCGCTCCGTCCGGGCCAGCGACTTCGATCTTGCGAGGACCCGTGACGTCCATCGTCTCGAAGACCATCTCGATCGACGGCTCGCGGCCGAGGAGAGCGTTCTTGTACAGCGACGCCATCACGTTCTCGACACGGGGGACCTTGCGCGATCCGCTCTTGTCGGTGATGTCCTGAGCATCTGCAGCGAAGTAGTCCTGGACCTTTTGGCGCCAGTTCACGCCGGTCTTTCCGAGTGGGTTGAGCACCTGGCCTGGCTTGATGGGCCGTAGATTGGCGATCCGCCGCTCACGGGCCTCCGGCGTCTCCGTCCTCTTGCGCCGCGTCTTGGGTTGCCGTGCCATCGTTTCGGTGTCTCCTCCCGCCCATGATACCCTGAGACCTTGACACCCCGTCAATCTGACCGGGGGAACCTCACGTGAAGGAGCGCAACCATGGCGACGAAGAAGGCGAAGAAGACCGGGGCGAAGGGCAAGAACGGAAAGACGGGCGGCGGCAAGGGCGGCAAGCGTGCCGCGGGTGGTGGCGGCAAGGGCGGGGGCTAGATAACCCTGGAGCCTCCCTCCTTTTGATTCAGGAGGGGGGCACCCGAGGCACGCCATGCCAACGAAATCCGGGATGCCCACGGCTGCTGAAAATAGGGCCGGGAACGAGTTCTTCAGAAAGAACGCGCTGAACAACGCCAAAATGCGCGCGCGGTACGCGGCCCGGAAGGCAGCAGCCGGAAAAGGCCGGGGCGCCAAGGGCGCGAAGCGCTCTGGCAAGTCCGCAGGCAAGGGTGGGGGCTGAGTGAGTCAGCTTTCAGAATCGCTCGCGGTCCTCACGAGGGGCCGCGAGCTTTCTGATTCTGTCCTGGTCGCCTACTCGGGTGGCAAGGACTCGATGGTCGTGCTCGACATGTGCGTGAACACCTTCAAGCGCGTCGAGGCGTTCATGATGGAGTTCGTTCCCGGGATGCCCATGAATGACGAGCGCTGCGCCTACGCCAAGTCGCGCTGGGGCGTCACCGTCCGCCGCGGCTACCCGGATCCCTCGGGCGTCGCCGCCCTCGAGGAGGGCATCTTCTGCGACTACCCAAAGAAGAAAGGGAAGCCGCTCCACTACCGTCAGGTCCACGAGCTCGCCCGGCGTGACAGCGGCGTCACCCTGGTAGCCACCGGCCACAAGCGCAGCGATTCCATGGGCAGACGGGCCGAGTTGCTTCGCGTCGAGAAAGACCCCCTGCGCCTGACCCCCCTCGCCGCCTGGAACAAGGCCGACGTGCTGGGCTACCTGAAGGCCAAGAACATCCCCCTCCCCCGTGACGAGGGGCGCAACAGCAACGCGATCGGCCTGGGGGACAAGTTCCTCCTGTGGGCCTACGACCACAGCCGGCCCGACTTCGACCGGATCGCCTCCGTCTTCCTGTACGCCCCCGCATTGATCTGGCGCCGGACGTTCTACCCCGAGACTGCTGAGGACTGACCACCATGGCCAAGGCACCGCGCGAGCCGACGACGTCGAAGGCGCCCAAACCTCCCAAGGCGGCGGAGCCCGTCCCCCACCTCACGAACGAGACCTTCAAGATGGAGGTCGTCCCTCGGACGAAGATCAAGCCAGCTCCGTACAACCCGCGGTCCATCACCAGCGAGGCCAAGCGCAAGTTGGGGGCTGTGATCGACTCCCTCGGGATGCTGATGCCCTTGGTCTGGAACAAGCGCTCCGGCAACCTGGTCAGCGGGCACCAGCGGCTCAACAAGCTCGGACAAGACCATGGGGTACCCGTCGAAACAGAAGGACTACACGTTGACGGTGGCGGTGGTCGACCTGGACGACGCCCACGAGCGGGCCGCCAACGCCGCGATCAACAACGCGGCCGCGCAGGGCGACTTCGACATGGAGGCGCTCGAGAACATGCTCCGCTTCCCCGGGGTCTCCGAGAACATCGAGGCCACCGGGTGGGACCAAGCCGACGTGATGCGGCTATTCGGGTCGATGGACACGTCCAGCAGCGACGCGGCCAAGGAAGCGCAGGCGGCTGCTGACGCTGCCCGAGCGCACGCCGAGAAGTACGACGCCGAGATGCAGGCCGCCCACCAGAAGAGTTCCGACGACTTCTTCATGGTCGTCATCTTCAAGGACTCGGACGCCCGGACCGCCTTCGCCACGAAGCACGGCCTCGACGACAACCGCTACCAGTCCGCGGCGGCCTTCGAAGCGCTGATCGCCGGCGACGACTGATCCGGGGCCCACGCCAGCACCGCCGCTCGGATCGCCGCGCTGACCGTCAGGCCGGCCACCGATGCCTTGCGCTTCAGGCCCTCGAGTTCGGACGGCGACAGCCGCACCCGGACGGGTGGGATCTCGGTCCGCTTGTGGTTGGTCCTGCCCATGTGCCGTTTTCCCGCCTCCCGCTTTGTGTGGCCACACAATCTCGCCCCTTGCGAATCCCCGCGATCGGCCCCACGTTCCCCCCATGAACCTCGTAACCGTCTCGGGCCTCGTGATGCTGGTCGGTGGGCTCCTCTACTTGCTCCCGGGGGCCCCCGCTCCTGAGCGCCTGGGCCGGCTGTCGACCATGGGGCTGGTCATGTTCGGGGTGGGGTTGTTCTCGCTGCTCGTCCGCGCTTGGCGCTGACGCCGTTCGCCCGGCACATCGCCTCGACGCTCGGGTAGAGCGCGTGCCCCCCGTCGCTCACCACCTCCAGCGCGGCGGCCGCCTCCCCGTCCGTGAGCACCTTCATCCGCAGGGCGATCGACGGCAGCCCGCGCGCCCTCTGGTCCAGCAGCCATCCCGCGCAGAACCCGCGCTCGGCGTCGGGCAACCCGCCTTGCTTGTGGCAAGCGTAGGTGGCTACGATCTGGTCGGCCTCGGTCTCCAGCAGGCGTTCGAATTCCTCCCGGTCCCACAACTTCCTCGGCGCGTCCTTGCGGTACGGGCAGTTCTCACAGGGGGTCTTCATGTGGGCTCTCACGGTGCGGGCTCCACGTAGGGCTCGTCGAAGTCGAGCCAAGTATCAGCGCCTGCCGCAATGCTGACCACCCCGATACCGTGGGCCGCGCAGAAGGCATCAGCCGCTTGCAGGATGGCCGACCGTCTCTCCTGCGCTCTGTAGCCGTATCGGTAGCCTGCCTCGGCCGCCATCAGCACCAAGTCGATGGTGTTGGTTTCCCGGTCCGTGGTCCAGCAGCGCCGGCACAGCCGAGGGCGTTCGGTCACCCGGATCGGGATGCCGCACGCCCTGCAGGTCCCGTTCGGCGTGTTCGCCTTCACCTCGGCCCACGCCAAGCGCTCGTCCTTCAGCTTGGCGCGCGCGGCCGCCCTCTCCTGGCAGTGGGGGCACTTGGGGCAACTCATGGCTCAGAACCGATCCGGCTCGAGGGCAGCGGGCTCCGCCTCGCCCGGCGATTGCTCCCCGGGCAAGTCCGGCATGCTCGGGTCCACCTCCCGCACCAGCGCCGCGATCCCCTTGGTGACCGCCTCGTCAGCCCCGGCCGACTGGGCCAGCGTCTGCGCGATCCTCGTCACGCAGTAGGCGTTCGCGTGGTACCCCCGGCGTGTGAACTTCAGCAGGCGCAGCATGGTGCCGCCGGCGGTGTTGCCGGCAGGCGCCATGAAGCGCAGCCGCTTGGCCGCCATGTCGACGTAGAAGCGCGGGTCGCAGACCGAGAGCCACTGCCCTGCGGCGGCGTCGCACCAGATGGCGGCGCGCGCGATCGTGAAGTCGAACGATTCGATCAACTTCCTCGGGTCGTCGAACGTCCACTTCGTGATGAACTGGATCATCAGTTCGCCGCGGGCGGTGAGGGAGATCGCGTTGTCGGTCTCGGTCCGTCGGTACTCGATAGGCCGCGCCTCGTCCTCGAGCGCGGTGCACACCAGCTTTCCAGCCATCACGGTGGCGGCGACCTCATTCGCGCAGAACACGTCGACGTCGGAGGGCTTCTCGTTCGCGATCACCGTGCGGATGAACCCGCCGGCCACCACCAGCGGGGTGGTGCGGTTCTTGTCGGTCATCATCCAGCGCAACTTCGACGGCAGGCGGCGCGCGATGCGCTCCACGTCGTCGGGGTCAAGTTCGGTCGTTTCCATCGTCGCCCTTTCGCTCATGGTCCCTCGATCTCCCCTCGGTACGTCCACAGCCCGAGCTGCCCGCGGACTGGAATCGGCGTCTTGAACAGCCGGGGTTTGGCCAACTCCCAAGCGAACCGGCCTAGCGTGAAGTCTCCCCACCCGAGGTGGTCTGTCCACTTGATGGCGCCGGCGGGTCGGCAGGCCACGAGGTCGACCGCGCCGAGGATGCAGCCCAGTCCCAGGGATTCGTTCTCGGTGAGTTCGCGGAACCTGCGCGCCAGCGCCGAGTCGTTTGTCCCCGTGTCTATCGCGGCGAACGGCGCGCCGTTGCGGACGCCATTCCGGATGACCGAGAAGTCCACCGCCTTCCCCGCGTGGATCAGCAGCGGGCCGCGGTACTTCGTTGGCCAGGACCGCGTCTCGAAGCGCTTCAGCCCGGCGAAGATGGCGGCCACGTGGGGTTGCTTGATCGTGATGGTCTTGTGTTCGGTCATCGGAACCTCCGGATCGTCCTGTCACGCCACACCTCCGGCTCGCGCTCCATCGCTTGGCCGCCGTACCGCGCCAGAAAGTCCGCCCGCCACGTTGCCCGCTTGCGCCGCGCCGCCGCTACGACGCGCCTATTCCAGGCCAGCGACAGGAGGGCGATACCAGCCGTGAATGCCTCGTGGTGGGTGGCCAGCGCCATCCCGTGCGCGGCCAGCCACGCCAGTCCGTACAGTTCTGCCCCGACGATCGCCAAGCAGACGGCGAATCCGATCAGGAACAACCCGAGGCGTATCACCGCATCCTCGACATCTGGAGGCGGTATGCCTCCTCTTTCCATCCGTCGTCTGTGTCCACGTATCTCGGCGTCGGCCTGACCTTCGGCAGGACGGGGACCTCGGCCGTCACCTCGGCGCGCGGTTTGCGCTCGAGCTCGCGCGCCAGCAGGCCCATCACCCGTTCGACCTCTTCGGGCGTCGCCTTGTACACCACCAAGGAGCGGCGGACCCAGTCCAGAGCCTTGTCACGCGCTCCGCACATCCACGCGGACTGAGTCCCCCACGTGACGTTGTAGCCGTTGCCGCCACCGGGGGAGCGCTCGATGACGATGACCACGGCCTGGGTCATCCGTGCACCAAGTTCGTCACGAGCGTATTCCAGTCGAGCCCCTGGTTGACGACCAACGCTTGAAACGCCGCCTCCCCGTAGGGCTCCGCGTGGCCATTGGCTGCGGCCTGGCGGTTTGCCGCCTCCATTCCTATCGCCTCGATCATTCCCGCTGCGGCCTGAGCGATGACCATCGCTGCCTTCTTCGCGTCGGGGCAATCCATCAGGCCACCATCCCCGCCGCCCGCGCGACCACCTGGGTTGCCAACTCCACGAGGTGCGCGCTCGCCTTCTGCAAGTCCTCGGCGGCGCACGAGATGCACAGCAGCCCCCCGCGCTTCGTCACCACCACCGCGAGTTCGTCGCAGCAGGCGCAGACGGCCGTCCCCTCGCGACAGCCAGCGTGGCACTCCTCGACGACCTCCTCCGTGTTCGGGTCTCCCGGGCCCAGGACGCCGACGTCGAACACCACCTCCCCGCGTCCCTCACATTCGCTGCATTCAATCGGCATGGCTCACCCCCTGACGTTCGTTACCCGCTTCATCGGCGCAGGCACCGGGCCGCGCTCCAAGCGCTCCCGGATCACCTCGGCCCGCGTGGTCTTGCGCCTCTCGGCGTCGGCGTCGATTTCCTCGAGGAGATCGCTCGACAGCCGCGTGTGGATCGGCGTCATCTTCGGCGTCTTCTCCCGCAGGAGTTCCGCCAGCGTGATTCCGCGTCGCCTCGCCTCGGCGGACAGCGCGGCATCCAGGTCGGTTGTCTTGCCCATGGCTACGTGCTCCCCGTGTTGTGCATCCCGTGTATCTATCACGACGATACCCGTCCTGCCAATACCGCCAAGAGGAGGGGCTTGGTGGCGGGCATCTAGCGGTGTCCCCTGTCTGCCTGGATCTGACGCGCGGCTTTCGCGGCGGCTTCGCGCGCGTCGAACACGTCGACCTCACGCCCGGTGACCGTCGTGTGCAGGCCATTCGACCAGCGGACCCGCGCTCCCGCCTGGTCGACGGACACTACGACGCCGGAATCCGCGTCGTAGCCGTCGCCCACCCCTGGGCGAGTCGCGACCCAATTGCCAGCCTTGATCTCGATACCCGCGTGGTTGGTCATGGCTACGCGACCTCCGTGATTCTTGCGTGTTCGTTGCGGCAACGGATTCCGCCCGGTCCGACGCCGTGCTGCTGAATCGCCTCAATCGGCGAGAATGCGCAGCCTAGGCAAACGAACCTGTGATCGGATATCGCAACGGTCAACGCCGTCGTCTCGTGCTCACCGTTCTCGGAGCAGCAGCCCCGACGAAACACCCCCTGGGAGTCCTCTCCTACTCCACGCGATCCACAGTTGGTGCACGGCTCAGCGGCGAGCAACTGCACACCGGGGAGCAGAGGTCGCAGCGACAGGATGCCGATCAGGTCTCTATTCGAAGCGTTCATGGTGGGTCTCCTTGTTTCCGTCGGGCTCAACCTCCCGACGCTTTGGGTTAGTTGGTTGTGGGACTAGCCTCGGCCGTTGATTACGACCATGGCCACGCGAACGTCGGTGCCTTCGCTGCGAAACGATCCCGGGGGGAGTGGGCGGTACGAACCGCCGCACTCCTCAATCAGCGGCGCGAACGCCTCGCGACGCCCGGGCCCGTCGGCGCAGAGCGCGACCAGCCGGCCGTCGGGCTTGAGGAACGTATGCGCGTGAAGAATGTGCGCGATGTCCGCGCCCCGCACGAACGGGGGGTTCATGACGACCCGATCAAACCGTGCCAGCGCCATGCCTCCGCCGGACACGCCGACGCTCGTGCTCAGGAAGTCCTCGACCACCACCGTTACGGCAAGGTGCCTCGGCAGCGCATGCGCAACGCTCGCGTTGATCTCGACGGCTACCACCTCGGCGGCCTGCCCTCCGCCCGTGCGCGCTTGCTCGGCGTCGCCGATGGCCTCGAGGATTCGTCCCGTGCCCGCGCTGGGCTCGAGGACACGCATCCCCGGCCCGATGTCCGCGATCTCGACCATCCGCGCGGCCAGGGGGGCGGGGGTCGGGAACAACTGCGGCGCGCTGACCACCGTGACGCCGGCCTTCATGGACTGCTCGATGGCCTTGAACGGTGCGGCGGCGGCGTCCCGCTCGGCGCGGGCTGGCGCGGTCGCTGCGCGGTCTGCGGCGCGCTGTTCCAAGCGGGCCAACTCCTCGCGCGCCGCGCGGTCAACTTCACGCGCATGGTGATCGGCGCGCATCTTGGCTTCCTCGGCGCCCGGCTTGTCGTGCTTCTTTGAGTCGGTCAGATAGACGGCCGACTGCCCGTAGCCTACGCCGCTCACCTCAACGGCAGCGGCGCCACGCGCGGCCATGATGCGGCGCAAGGGGGAGTTGCAGACGATTCGGATCCGGTGCGTGCGGCACTCTGACAGCCGCGTGCCCTTGTAACTCGGGTCGACCTTGGCCAACTCCGCCTTGGTGACGCCGATCGCCGGCTCGCGGACAACGTCGCGGCCATACAGATACGCCACCTCGCCCGAGTAGTTGAGGATCGGCAGGTCTGACTTGGTCTTCGGCTTTGGGGGCGGCGTCCACCCGGACTCCCCCAGCATGGTGCGCTCGTACGCGATGCGGTTCGTCAAGTGCTCGATCCACCGATTCGTGCTGGACTCCGGGTCCAGCGTTCGCCCAGCGTTCGCCAGCACGGAAGCGGCGGCCCACTTCTCGTCAACGATCCCGTCTTCCAGCGCCGACCACAGGCTCATGTCCCCTTCGTACTGCGATGCGGGGGGCTGGCGGGGGAACTCGGCCAGCGGAAAGCGTCGCGAGAAGTGGTTCATGTTTGCCAGCGCCAGCGCCTGGGCCTTGGTCAAGCCCTCTTGCGACCACGCCTTGACCGTCGCCTCGGCCTTGGCAATCGCTCGCTGGTACCCGCGGAGCTCGGCCTCGAGGGTCTTGATCCGCCGCGCCCGGACGGCCGGGAGTTCCTTGTATTCGGCGTGCGCCAGCGCGGCGGCAGCTCGGCCCGTCCAGTAGGTCGACGTCTTCCACATCTTCACGGCCTTGGCCATGCCGCTCTGAATCCGTTCGGCGTCCTTCCGGGCCTTCCGCTCGGAGTGGTGACCGACAAGGATCGGCTGCCCGAACTCGAACCGCTTGGACACCTGTTCGACCTGGCGGCGGGCCCCGTCGGCATCCGCCGCGCGGCGCTCGCTGTAGCCGTCGAACCGATCCGCGCGTGCCTCGGCTCGCTCGGCCAAAGTGGTGCTCTCGTCTTCGAGATCGTCTTGCCCCGACAGTTCGAGTGCCAGATCTTCGCGGGCGGGCGACCACACCGCATAGAAAACCTCCTGCTTGGGTGCCCACCCGTATCCCAGCGCCTTGACCCGCTGGTAGGTCTCGGTGTCGAGCTTCGCGCTGGCGCTGATTCGGATCTTGTCGTCGGCGGGGTCGTACGTTGCTGAAATGATCATGAAAGCCTCGCGATCGTGAGAAACGCCGCCGCTGCGGCGTGGAGTCGTTGGTTGCTGTGCGGCTGCGGACAGAAAACATCGTGCCCGCCTGTCAACACCTGGATAACCTCCGTCGCGGCGGCGTGGTTCGCCTCCAAGGCTTCTCCTGCGATCTTCAATACCCACGCCTCAAGCTGCGCACGCGGCATCATGAAATCACCTCGGCTAGTTCTCGGCGCGCGTCATTGTGACACCGCTTCGAAGATCTCCAACAACTCGGCCCGCACCGCCTCCAGCCGTTGGAGCCGCGATCGGTGTTGGTCGCGCGCCATGGGGAACGCCGTGTCGCCGAGGGGGTAGTAGTCGCGCGCGTTCGGCGAGCACTCGGCCACCGCGTCGATCGCCAGCCGGACCGCGCCCTCGGCCTTCGCCAATTGCGATTCAAGCTCGTCGCGCGACGTGCCGTTGAGATGGACCATCGGCGCGATCCCGCCCACCGGCATTCCCGACCCGTCGACGACGTAATAGGTGTCTCCGGTTGATGCCGCCATCCGCCCCGCCATCGCGCGAGCTTCTCCCAGATCCGTCGACTCGTGGACCGTCCTATCGCCGCGCTGGCGATTCCCGCGCTTCACGAAGTATTCGCCCGTTAGCATTTCTCGACCTCCGAACACGTCGGACGGTGGAACCGCTCGCCGCCGCACTTCGTGCAGGCATAGCCGCCGACTACGCCGCAGATCGTGCAAGACCCCGTCTCGTCCACGCCACCCGCTACCGCGCAGTCCCCATCTGTGGTGTGCTGGACCGTCGCGGGGACCTCGGTGGTCGCCAATTGGTGACCGCACGCGCCGCATCGATAGCCGACGACGTGACAGATGTCTGCGCACGTTTCGGTTTCTTCGTAATCCCATTCCAACGGCTCGGCGCTATTCACCGTGATGTCCTGAGATGCGCCGATTAGTTGCTCCTCCACGAGATCTGATCCGATCACGTCGATGCCACACCCCGGGCACGTGTCCGGGAGTTCCATCTCCACCTCGGTAACGGTGACCTTGTCCATCTTGATCTTCATGATCGGTGTCTCCTTAGTTCCTTTCGTGGTCTCGTCAGTACGCGCGTCACGCGCAGACCGGGGGCCTGCCCCTCCCGGTTTCGACCTTTACGCGGTTGCCCGCTGCTCTTCCTCTCCCTCGTCCGGCACCATCTCCACACAGTCGTACGGGTGATCGGCGTCCGGACTCGGATCCATCGCGTCGGCGTCCAGCGCTTTTTGAAGCGCGGCCCCGTCGATGAATTCCGCTTCAAAGATGTGAGTCACCTGGAACAGTTTGGCAATTTCCAAGTGAAACGCATTGTTACCAGGCGCCTTCTCCTTTCGCAGTAGCAGCACCACCCCCGACGCGCTTTTCGTGACGTTCACAACGTGCGCCGCTACATCCGCCAACGTCTGAGCCGTTCGGTAGCGCGTCCCGAACCGAGTCCGAAGCGAGTTTGACGACCAACCCTTGCGAGCTAGCGTGTTCGCCCGCGTATCCACGATCGCGGTGATGCCCAGCGCGGCAACGATCCGATCCAAGTGCTCGGGGAGCATCCCCTCATAGCCGATCGTGAAGACGGCCCGCGACAGACCGAAAAGCGGATCGGTCGGCGCGTCCTGCGGAACATCCGCCACAACAGCCGCGCGCGGTATCACCGCAAGCTCGGTTGACGGCTCGGCAACCACGTCGATCGCGCCCTTGCGCTTGCGCGATGCCTTTGTCGGCGTCTCGATCGGCACCACTTCCGGCCCAGACGTCGGCACCATGTCCGCCAGCGCGACCGGCGCCGATGCCTTGATCTCCCACGTCCCGATCGCGTCCGGCGCATGTAGCGCGTCGCGCACCTCCGTCATCGTCGCTACGGCCTTTGACCCATCCGACATGACCCGCCAAACCACCTGCCCACCGATCGGCGCCTTTAACCAGTCGAGCAATTCCTTACGCGCCCAGCCGAGACGCCGTGCCCGTGCCGTCATTGCCTCGTCCGTCTCGTTTTCCCCTCGGCGGAGATTGTCCACGCGGATCGTAGCTGTCATCCCATCGTCCAGCATTTCGTATGCCGCGACCGTCGGCGGACCCTGAACCTTCTTTGCTCGCTTCATCTTGAATTCCCCTTTCTGTTTTACGGATATGTGTAGCCAAGTACCTTGCGGATCTGACGCTTGAACACCGCGCGTCGCGCGCTCGTCATTCCGTCGACGTTCGATCGTGCGGCGGCGAGCGCCTCTATCGCTGCGTCAATCTCGCGCGTCGCGCTAGAGCCGACCCACCTATTGCCGCCTCGGACGGCGGCGCGTGCGACGCGTATCGCATTGCGCGCATTTTTCAACCATTCGAGCGTTGCCTTTGTTGCGATCTTGTCCACGTCAGACCTCCACTTGCGCGTCGTGCGCGGCTAGAAATTGCTCCCAAAGTTGAAGCTTCAACTCGTGCCAGAAACCGAGAACGGCCTTCCGTGACAGCGCGCGGAGTCGGTTCGGATTCTTGCGGCAAGCCATGCCGCGCATCATTCGAACCACTGCGCGATACGAGAGACCCGTTCGGAATGCCGAGTATCCCGGCACCCCCCCTCCCCATTTCGCGTCCCTGTAAGCGTCTCGCTTGCTCACGGACCGCTTGCGTGCGCCCGTCATCGGCGGACCTTTCGCTTGTACGGTCCGACCATGACCCCCCCATCGACCCCCTCGCCCGTAACGGCGTCCACTGCCGGAAAGTGCCGAATGTCCAGACACCCCGCCTCTGCTACGCGCTCTGAGAATGCGTTTCGCTCTGCGATCGTCGCAAATACCGCGTGATAGTCGGCCGGACCCATGTCTCCGCTATTCCACGACACCCCGAAACCGTTAGCCTCCGATGTCATCGGCGGACCTTCCCTTTGCACGCGGCGCAGAGCGATTCATCTACCTCCGCCGCTTGCTTGCCGCACCCGTCGCAATCGTGAAACGGTTCACCCGTCCTTGCGTCAATCCCGCGTGCCGTCGCGAACGCCACGATCGCGCGGCGCAATCCCTTCGCCGTCCCACCTACGGACGGAAAGAGCACCCCAGCCTGCGCGGCGTATGCCCGCGCGCGACGCATTCCCTCGGCCCTCGACACGCCCTTGTCCATGCCCATCTCGCCCGTAGCGTGTTCGGTCCAAGAGAAAGCATCCTGCAAAACCAACCGGAGATTTGTCGTCGTCGCCATGTAGAAGAGTATACAGACGATATCGGCGCTATCAATACCTCCTAGACCGATATCTATCTACAACGTCACTTTATGACGCCGTGCGCCGATATCGCTCTGAGCCCCTACAGAACGCGCCTAGACCCGCCGATGCCTCTCCTATGCCCATGCCCCTCCCCGTCGTTTCCGTGCGCGTACGGCTCGCAACGTTGCTCACGTGCCGCGCCCTTGACCAACGTCTGCCTGCCGACGTGCGCGCGGCCTACCTGCGATCGGCGTGGCGCCTACTGCGCGACGTAGCTACCGAGTAGCCCGCCAGCGCGGCGCCTGCCGTCACGACCGGAACGCGGGGGAGACCGCGAGCCAGTAGCCCTGGCCAGCGGGAGGGACCGTCTGCTGGTGGCCGGCGTTGTCCGTGATGACGAAACGGAGATCGTGGTTGCTCCCAGGAGGGACGACGGGCCCCCCGGTAGAAAGCCAGTCGATCCAGATGGTGCCGCGCTTCACTGTGGGCGAGGTCTGCCGGATGACCACGCCGCGGGTGACCTTGGGATCGGTTGTGACCCGGTTCTGGTACTCGACGACAACCGTCTTGAACGTCAGGTCGGCGTTCTGCAGGTTCATCGGCAGGCCGACGATCGAAGGGGCCACGGGCGCGTCCAGGAGCACGATCTCCTCGAGGGGGCCGGTGTCGCCGGGGCCGAGGGCAATGTCGGGAACTGCGCTCATGTTGGTGTGCTCCTACGTGGCCTGTGGGTCGGGCTTCACAACGATGATAGACGCATGCCCCCCCGGGAACCTAGCGGCGGCATGACCGCGCGGGAAGACGGCGCCGGCGTGACGGCGAAGGTGGGCGATGGTATCGGGCAGGATCCAGAGCGCGCCCGCCGCAGCGAAGGACTTGACGATGACGGTCGCAGTGCCGGTGATGAAGGTCGACCCGCTGACCCCGCTGGCGGTCACAGCGAAGGGGGCGAGCGCGGCGGCGACCTGGGCGACGTAGGTCTCGAGGCCAGAGCCAGCAGCACCAGCGGGCGGGATAGCGGCAGATCCGCTCCCCGTGATGGTCTCAGTGCCGGCGCCAGCGGCGGCGGGGGAGCGCGCGGCCGCGCTGCCCGAACCCGAGAACGTCTGGACCGCGGCGGCCAAGGCAGCGAAGGAGGCCAAGGCGGCGGCTCCCGTGCCGGTGATCCCGTTGACCGCCGATCCCGTTGCGGTGGCGGCGAAGGGTTGCTCAGCGGCCGACCCCGTCCCGGTGAACGTCTCGCCCCCAGAACTCGCGGCGGCGAAGGCTTGGAGCGCGGCCACTAGCGCCCCCGTGAAGGTCTCCGCGCCCGAACCTGCAGCCGCGAACGGGGACACCGCCGCGCTGCCGGCGCCGATGATGCCCCCGGTGGTGCCAGCGCCGCTGGCGGCGAATGCCTGGAGGGCGGCGGCCACCGTGGCGGTGAACGTCTCCAGGGCGGCGGCAGACGCCCCGAACGGCGCCAAGGCGGCCGAGGCGGTGGCTGTGAAGGTCTCCGCCCCAGTGGCGCTCGAGGCGAAGGGCGAGGCCGCTGCCGAGGCGGTGCCGCTGATCCCGCTTCCGCTGACCCCGGTGGCCGCCGCCGCGAATGCCTGGACCGCCGCGACAGCCGCCGCCGTGAAGGTCTCGAGCGCGGCGGCCGCTGCACCGAAGGGCTGGGTGGCGGCGCTGGCCGTCCCCGTGAACGTCTGCGCGCCCGAGCTCGCGCCCGCGAAGGGCTGCTCAGCCGCGGATCCAGATCCGCTGTAGGTCTCGGCTCCCGCTCCCGCCGCGCCGAACGGAGCCTCGGCCGCCGATGCCGTGGCAGTGTACAGTTCCGTCCCGATGGCTGCAGCGGCGAAGGGGGACTCGGCCCCACTTCCGCTCCCAGAGAATGTCTCGGCGCCGGCGCCGCTCCCAGCGAACGGGGCCTCAGCCGCCGCGCCCGATCCGGCGAAGGTCTCGGCGCCAGCGCCGGCCGCGCCGAATGGCGACACCGCAGCCGAGGCGGTGCCCCAGATCGCAGATACCAAGCCAGACCCACTTGCAGAAAACGGCGAGACCGCCGCCGCCGCAGTCGAGGTGAACGTCTCCGCGCCAGCGCCAGCCACGGCCACGGGTGGGAGCGCCGCCGACCCGGTGCCGCTGTAGGTCTCGGTGCCAGATCCCGATCCCCCAAAGGGGGACGCAGCGGCGGCTCCCGTGCCGGTGAAGCCGCTCGTGCCCTTGCGAACGCGAACCAATAGCCCAGGGCCGCGGAGGTTCGTCGATGTTCCGCCGATCGTGGCCGTCATCGTGACGGCGGTGCTGCCAGACGCGGCGGTGACGGTCGCGACGGCCGCCAGCCCGCCGATGTCGTTGCCCGTGGCGATCTTGAAGTCGGCGATCTCGGAGACGGTCCCCGTCGTCAGTCCCGTGCCCGTGAACGCCTCGGCAGACGCCCCGCTGGCGATGTCCGTCGGAGAGCACATCAGCCCGATCAGGACGTCCGCCGCCGCGACGTCCACCGCCCCGAACGTCAGCGACACGTTGCCAGCGCTCGTGTCCTCGGCGTCGGACGTCGCGAAGTCGTAGGTGCCGTTGTTGGATCTGACCTGGATGAAGAACGCCCACGCGACGTTGTTAGTGCCGGTCGTGATCGTCAGCGTTCCGGACTCGCTCCCCGTGACCGTGTCCTTTTTGTAGAGGTATAGATTGGTGTTGCCAGTGTCAGCGCCGAGGGTCGCGCCGTAGCCTCCGGCCGCGAGCTTCGACGCCAGCAGGGTGAACCCGGCCGGCGTGGTGACGGTCCCCCCGTTCGCTGTCGACGGCTTCTGACCGACAACCAGCAGCAGGCCGTCGTCGGCTGTGAGAGACGGGTACGTCGGCGTGGGGTTCGTCGCGCTGTTGGCCACGGCGCTGATGGCGATGTACTCGATGTCACCGGGAACTGGCAGCCGCACCAAGTGCGCCTGCATCTTGACGGTGCCCGTCGTGTAGGTCGGGGTGACGCTGAACGTCCCCATCGCCCCCGCTGACAGGTTCTCCTTGGTGGCGACTGCGATGTTCGCCCAGTCTCGGTGAACGTCGGCGCGCTCCGTTGCGCTGTTCGTCCAGGACGCAAAACTGGTGTTCGAGCCGACGTTCTCGTCCGCCATCATCACGGCAATGGCGATGTCGTCTCCGGCGACTGCGGTCACGTTGTTGGTCGGCGTCCCGGTCGCCCCGCTAGCTACGCTGGCGCCCGCCTTGAAGTCGACGACCCAGGCCCCCTGAGTGCGTCCGCTCCACGCGGTGGCAATCCAAGCGTGCTCCCAAGTGCCGCCGTTGAATGGGAATGACCACGGGGCGCTAGCGACCTCAGCCGCGTTTTTCTGGAACGTGTAAAGCGTCTGCCCGCCGACGGAGTCGGTGTCCTGGCGCAGGAGCGTGAACCCAGACGGCGCGGCGACGGTGTTGTCGACGTTCACCATCATCTGGACCAAGATCCTATCCCCCGCCGACGCGCCGGCAGGCGCCGACACGGACGCGGCCGTTCCCACCCCGGTCCCAGATGATGCGCCTACGTACGCCATCTAAAGCGCGGCCTCCGCGCCGCGAGTTACTTGGCCTTAGGGGTGACGGTGCCAACCGCGCTGACGGCAGGACCTGCCACGCCGGCCGTGCCGGTGTTGTCGCCAGTGGCGACCGTGCCGGGGCGCTCCGGGAACACGGGCAGCGTCGACTCGTCTGTGATGAACTCGGCTTCGTGGATCATCACCCAGCCCTCACGTCCGTGCATGCGCTCGCACTCGGCCTTGATGGGCGCCTGCTGCGCCTCCGTGGGAGGGGAGCGGAACGCATGGGAGGTCACGATCCCCGCCTTCTGATGCCGAACAAAGTAGACCTTCGCCATGGGGACTCCTTACGCGGCCTGAGTGATCGACAGGGAGGTGACGGCGACCGCAGCGCCGGCCGAGATGGCTACGCTGTTCAGGTTCAGGTTCGCGCCCGACGTCCCGACGCTGCCGTCCAAGACCGCGTCTCCGCGGGTGCCTCCCGACTTCACCAGCGAGAACCAAGTGGCGGTCCCGGCGGCGTTCGCGCTCGAGTCGGAGGTGATGGCGTTGGCGGCCTTGGCCCCGGCGGACGCAGCGGCGAACGCCGTGGCGTTCAGGGTGAGTTCGGCCAGCAGGACCTGGGCGCCCAGGGCGGTATCCGCGTCCGTTGGCTGGGTGCCGTCATAGATCCGAAGGAACCCACCGTTGAGCGGGTCGAAGCCGGCGTTAAGGGCGAGGTTTCGCGATGCCGCCGCGGTCTTCGGGTTGAGCGCCATGCCAGCAAGGATAGGGCCGGGGGCTCGGACCCCTCAACAACGGGGCCGAGACTTGCGTACGTACCAGCATGGTCAGGTCATCAAGATCGGCTCGAACCAGTGCCGGATGTTCCCAGTCTTGCCGGTGGCCTCTTCGGCTCCTGGCATCCCGAAGGCCGTCAGGACACGCGCGCACTCCGTATCATCAGGTGGCCGCCCGCGCTTCTCGATAGCCAGCCACCAATAGATGGCGTCCGCCTTCTCTGGCGAGGTCTCCTTGCCCAGACGCGACACGACCACAAGCCCGCCATACGACCACGCTTCCGAGTCCGCTGGCGCCGGCAGTCGGGTCCAGTGCGATGGCGGGCGGCGTGGCCGCCGCGGGTCCGCTGGCGGGTGGTGCGACGCCCGGAACATCCGCTCGGCGAGCTTCTCCACGGCCGCGCGCTCGGCGGCGGCGCCCTTGAATGGCTCGTCTTCGACTCGGTAGCGGCGCGTTTTTGTCTTCATATCGTCTGCTCGAGGCGCATGCAGTCTGGGCAAAACACCTTCGGGTAGTGGTCGACGTCCCAGCCGCCTGCTGCGGCGTTACCGATCAGGGCGTCGTCGTTTTCCCCGGGCTGGGAGACCTCGATCTCTTTGCACGGCTTGCCCGCGTCGTCGGTGCCGTCGCACCGCAGGACGCGGACCATCTCCAGCGTGATCACTTCGACTCCCCCATGGCCGCGCGCAGTTCGCGGACGTAGGGCTCATAGACGACTCGGATCGTCTCCTCAGCCAGCGCGTATTCTGGGTTGGCGTACTGGGTGACCTCGCCGCCGGGGGACATGCGAAGGGACGAGAAGTGCCAGGCTACGAGTGTTCCACCGGCAACCGACGGTCCGTGCCGAGGTTCGTCCGGTCCGATCGCAGCCGCTTGGCTAGGCGCGAACTTCTTCGAGGTCCACGGCCCCGGGAACGCCCACGGGGGCAGGATGCTGGCCCCGCGAATAAGTGACAGCTCCTCCAGGAACTTCTGGTCCGCGAACTTCCCGTCTTCGGCGCGGAAGTAGCACCACGCGCGGGTCATGTCCGCCCAGCGACGGGCGATCTCCGCATCCCGCATGATGACCGACCCGCTGTTGTGGACGCCGTACAACTCGGCGTGGCTTTCGTGGGTGATGCCGGGGAGGCCCTCGGCGGCGCACGCGAAGTAGTGGGGCATGAGGCCCATCGGCGCTTGGTGCAACTCAACTTGTTCGAACAGCGGCTCGGGCGAGGAGAAGAAATAGAGATCGGCGTCGAGTTGGCACACTGAATCGACAACGCCCCCGCGAAGTAGCAGCGCGGTCAGGTCGCCGCGCGCCGACCACATGCGCTCGTGCAGCGTCCGCGGCGGGCCCGGCAACTTACAGGTCATCCACGCCTCGGCGAGCTCGGGATGCGCCACCACGCCTCCCGCGTTCGGGCCCTCGGCCCAGGCCGTGACGTCGTCATCCCACGGCAGAACGTTGAGGGTGAACGGCGCGCAGTGCCGCACCATCGAGGCGTGCAGCACCTTCAGGCGTGGAATGAACGCGCGATCGCAAACCGTGACGTAGTGTCTCATGTTGCCTTCCTAGGAACGGTCACCGCCCGTGCGGCGTCGAGGGCCGCGAGGATTGTTCCGATCGAACAGCCAGTCTCGTGGGCAGGCGCCGGTTCGAATGCGTGAAATACGACGCCACATTCGTAACACGCCGTTTCTTCGCGGTCGGAGATCCATTCCAGCCGGCGCAGCGCCGCCTCCATCTCCGGGGCGAGGCGGATCAACTCACCAGCCAGGGGCGACGCCAAGCGGACGTTCGGATCGTCGAAGTCGAACTCTCCGGAGATGACCTCGCGTCCATTCGCATCTTCGAGCCGCCAAGGCTTCCGAATGCCTCCCGAATCCGTCGTCATGGCCCACTGCCACGGCGCTGGGTGCTTGTCGCTCATCTGCCTTCCGCCCTTCTGTTGACCGCTTCGATTTCATCCCTTGGGTAGCCAAGCACCATCATCAACGTTGCGATCTGCACGTCGAGGCGCATCCGGATCAGGCGCCTCTCGTCGGCGTCGGGCTCCGTGGGAGTCAGCCACCCGTCCGGCTCAATCCAGCCGACGCGCGCCTCGTCCTGGATGTACAGCAGCGATTGCAGCAGTTCCTGGCTGGCCATCGTCCGCACGGGCCCCGGTGTGCTGATGGCTGCCGCGGCGATGACGCCGATGTCTTCCATCCGCGTCACCGCGACACCAACGTTCTTTCCGCCCAGTGGATAGGGCTGTCATCCTTGGACGACGCGAGCCACGCCGTTTCCTTTGCGATCGCCCCCAGCACCCCCGGGCCGTAGCCGCGGCCCGAGTAGATATTCTTGATGACGTTCGACGGCTGGCACTCCGAGGCGAAGGCTACCCGGTGGAACACGTCCCATGCTTGCCCATTCGGCGTGACGTGGATGCTCGGGCGGTCGACCCACATCGACAAGTGCAGCAGCATCGACCCGTTCACGTGCTGACCAGGGCCTGGGCGGTCCATCAGGCAGCCGGTCACGCGCTTGCCGTTGGCCAAGGCGCGATCGTGCTCGATCCTCAGCCGGTCAATCCAGTCGACCGACAGGGGGCACCCGTCGTGCTCGATCGTGAACACGGACGGGCGCCCGTGGCCAGCCTGCCATTGCTCGGCGAGCGTCCACACCGTCCCTGCCCACAGCGCGTTCGCTCCGTCGGGGTGGCTAGTGCGGGGCTCTTTGCCGACCTCATCCATGGGGTCCTTGATGGCCAGCGCCATCGTCGGGATCTTCTCTCGGCACCGCGCCAGCGTCGCCTGCAGGTCCGGCGAGTCTGGGCAGTCGGCCCGCCGGCACAGCGCCAGCGCGACATCGCATCGGGGTTTTGCCTCGATGTCCGCCAGCAGTCGCGCGAGCCGGAGGGCGAGCTCGGCGTCACCGCTCCAGTATTGAAGCGCGATCACGAAACCTTCCATTGGCGTGTCCACGTAGTTGCTCTCCATCGGTGCTGGCATTCTTGGTTCTCTGCTCGCTCGAAGTGGGCGCCGAAGGACGCGTGCCCCGGCAAGGGCACGTACCTCTCACGAAATGAGACAAAATGAGCGATACGAGTGCGCCTTCGGCGCCCACTACGGGCGCAACTGTTCAGTCCGTCCAGAGCTTGTCGTCGTCTTCCTTGCGCCGCGCCTCGTGGTCCTCGCCGCCGTCCGCGGTCTCGGGGGCCTTCGCCGCGTCCTTCTTCTCCTTCGCCGTGGCGTCCGCCTTCACCTGGTTCTCGTCCTTCACGGACGCCAGCGCGGTCACGGTGCCGGGCTTCTTGGGCATCATCTTTTGCTTCTCTTCGGCGGTCATAGTCCTCGAGGCGAGGATCTCCTCAGTGTCGAGGCGCACCGTGTGGACGATATTCGCCGCGAAGACTCCGAACAGGCCGACCTTGTGCTCCTGGTCTTCGATGCCGCTCTCCATCGCCCGCATGAGTTGATCGAACTCTGCCTTGGACTTCTTGATCTTCGCGTTGATATTGTCGTCGAAATTCTTCTTCTCCATCTCCAAGCCGCCGATCTGTTTCCAGACCTTGTTGTGCTTGTCGACGCGCTCGTCCTTCTCCTTGGCCGACAACTTGACCGGGATCGACTTCAGGAACGTCTCCAGCGGCTTGACGTCCTTCCCCTTGGTGTTGAAGGTCTTCACGGCCTTGGCTGGCTTGGCGGGCTTCGCTGCGGCGGCCTTCGGATCTTTGGCGGGCTTGGCCTTCGTGGTGGTCGGCTTCTTTGATGACATGCGGGGCGGTTCCTTTCGGGGTCGGTTGGTTAGGGGTTACTCGGTGAACACGTCGGCGATCGTGACGTCTCCCCCGCTTGGTCCATGTATCAGGTCGAGCGTGCGCAGCCCAGAGAGGCCGTTGGCGAATGTCGAACTCGTGGCGCTGTATCCGGTAACGGCGGAAAGGGCCTCGCGCGAAATCGTTCGCGCCCCATAGATGCGCGCCAGCATCACGCCTTCGCAGCGGTTCAACTTCGGCACCCAATATTCCAAGAGGGCGTGGCCACGCGGTGGCGGCTCGGACCCCAGTCCCATCGACGTCGCACGCTCTTTCCCCGCGTCGGTAATTCGCCGCCGCCCGTTGTCGCCGTCCAGCAGGCCAGCCACGCGGAGTTCCGACAGAGCGTTCGCGAACGTCGAACTGGTCTTGCGGTACCCGGACAGCGCCGAGATCGTGGGGTCGGACGCCACACCGCGTGACGCCAGCACGCCGAGGATAGCGCGACCGGCCCGAGACAGTTGCGTCGCGCTGACGGCATCGGCGTGCATTTCCCTCTGGCCAGCAACCGTTCTTACGCTCGGGTTAAGTCCGTTGACGTGGTCGGCGACGGACGGCGGCAATGTCACCGTGCGCGGCGCCGAGTCGCGAATCCCAAGCGCCACGCCCACCTCGGGGAACGCTCCGATGATGCCCAGTCCGTGCGCGCGCACGTCGATCACAAGCGCCATCAACTTGGCCAATTCCTCGTCGACCTGCTTCCGGATTGCGGCGAACCTCGGCCCGGCCTTTGCCAATTCAACATCGAACAGCCGTCGGATCTCCTTGGGGCATCGGTATTCGATCCGCACCTCCGCCTTGGCTGGGTTCTTTACCATTCCAGCCGGAGGCGCCTTGGTAGCGCGCTCGAGTTCGGCGATCCGGGCCTTCAGCGCCTTGGGGTCGTTTGCCTTCGCGTCGGCCACCACCTGGGCCATCGACGATTCCAGCGCGGCCAAGTCCAGCGGCTTCGTGGTGACGGCTGCCCGGCTGGCCCCCGGTGTCGAGCTGGCGTCGTAGGTCGTCTTAGCCGCCAACGTGTGCATCCCGTAGACGTTGAAGACCGATGGGCTCCAGACGATGGCGGTCCCCATCTTCAGGCTGGGCAGTTCCCCTGCAACCTCGGTGCGGCCGGCGATGCCCTTCTGCTGGACCCAGTCCGCGATCGTCTTCCGCTCCTGGGGACCCAGCATCCGGAAGCCGAACACGTTCTCGGAGAGGTTCAGGACACCTTTGTTCAACTTCTGCGGGCGCAGCGACAGCAGGATCAATCCGATGCCGAAGTTCCGGCCGACTGACGCGATGTCATCGAACGACCCGAGGCACCGGGCCATGTCGGGGGAGGCGTGCTGCACCATCTGCGGGATCACGTCCTGTGCTTCCTCGAGGATGAGAGACACCGCCGAAGGCTTGCGCTTCTTTGCGTCGATGAACGCCTCGGCGAAGTCGGCGCAGAACCGGATCCGCTCCCCCTTCCGCATCATCGAAATGTCCAGGACCGCCGATGACCCGCTCGCTGCCAGCGCCTCGGCCACCTGGCGCCCCGCCTGCGGGGACAGCGTGATGTCGCCGTGGGTACCGCCCAGGACGGGAATCTTGAAGCGGCTCGGCGTCTTCCCGTCCGGCTGCAGGCGCAGGCCGAACCACGGCCCCACCTGGTCAATGACGATCACGGGAATCCCGGCGTCCATCAATCCCTCGGCGATGACGCCGGCAGTGGTGCTCTTGCCGCTCCCGCGGATGCCCAGCAAGGCGGTTACCGACGTGGCCAGCGCCAGCGCGTCGAGGTCGAGGCCCTTACCAACGTGAACCTTTTTCATTGTGCCTTTCGTCCCCCACGGACACGCCGCCCGGCTCGCTCAGGGAGGGAGTCTGGTTGAACCGGACGGCGTGCCTCAATGGCGGAATCTCTCCACTGCAGCCACCGCGCGAGCCTATCGCGCAGTGGGACAAACTTGTATTCGTCGTGGTACCGGCAGAGCGGCACGTCTTCTGGTCCGTGCGACGGCGATTCAGCGCACAGCCGACACGTCGTCAGGTGGCCCTTTTCGTTCCGCTCCTGCGCGTATCTGTCGCGTCGACTGAAGATCAGGCGCATGGCCGCCATCCGATAGGCCACCGCTCTCCCAACCACGAACCGCGCGCGCCGCTTTCTGGTCGCTAGGTACTCGGCGCCTGTCGCTTCGTCGTAATAGAAAACGTGCCCGTCGTACTCCCATTCGACGCGGTACTGGACGCGCACCACGCGGGTGATTCTGACGCACGGACGGGTGCCCAGCGGTGCGATCGGATTGTTCATTTTGACATGGCCACTTGGGCAGCCAGGGCGGAGGTCATGAAAAAGAGTTCCTTCACCTTGCCCCGCTTGGCGGTGTCGGAGTTGATGCTCCGCGCGGCCATGATGCTCTCGACCGCGGCCCCGTCGTAAAGTTGGCGGGCAAGGTCCACGTTGGCGTTGCAGGCCAGCGCCGACACGCCCGCTCGGTCGATGCGCGCGAACTCGGCCGCCAACCGCTGCTGGTCCTCGAGCACGAAGCCTCCCTTGGTGTACGACGTGAATGACGCCGTTTTGCTGACCGGGAAGTACGGCGGATCCCATACGATCGCGTCGCCGAGGCGGGCCTTGCGCGTGACGTCGGCGAAGTCCGCGCAGACGATCGTGACCTTCCTATCGTTCAGGACCTGGGCGCACGCCTTCAGCCGGGCCGGCGAGACGAATATCTCCATCTTCGCGTTGTCGCCATAAGGGATGTTCATCTCCCCCGCGGCGTTCACACGCCACATGCCGTTGAACCCGGCCTTGTTCAGGAAGATGTACCGCGCCCCCCTGGCCTCGTCGGTCATCTTCCCCGTCCGCTGGGCCCGCACCCGGAGGTAGTGGGACTTGCTGTGCCGGTGGCGGGCGAGCTCGCGCAGCACCCCCACATGGTTCCGCTGGATGGCGAGCCACGTCCGGATCAACTCCTCATTCGCGTCCGCCAGCACCGCCGACCGGAAGCGCCCCGCCTGCGCGAGGGCCCAGAACAGCGCCCCCCCGCCCACGAACGGCTCGTAATAGGTCGCGATGGTCGCCGGCATCAACTCCAGCAGCCGCCAGACGCAATGGCCCTTTCCCCCCGTCGCCTTGATGAAGGGCGCGGCCTTCGATTCAGTCCCCATGCAGATACCTATCGGCCCGGCGGGGGATATTCGATCGGAGTTTCTTCGGAATTCGACGACGGCGCCTCCGCCGTCCCGCCCGCCTTGGGCGCTGGCGTGCCGTCGCACATGCCTCGCGATGCTTGTACGTTCCTGCGGGCAGTGTCTTCCCAAAACCAGTACCACCACGCCATGCACCGTTCCCGTTCCTCCTCCACCGCCTCGGCCACGCGGGTATCAATCTGCGCCGTCCGCTCGCCCGCCCGTGAGGTCCATTCCGCCAAGTCATGCTCCAGCCGCTCCGCCGTCGAGTGAGCAATCTTGGCCGCCTGTTCGTGGTCGCGCGCCTCGCGTTCAAGTAGGGCGACCTTGCGGGTCAGTTCGTCGTTCGACACTTCGAGACCATGGATGATGGCGTCGCGGGTGGTCAGCTGCGACTCAAGAATACCGATCGTGTCGTCGAGTTGCTGCGCCCCTTCCTCAGCGAAGTTCAGTCGGTCGGCGATGTCAGCGAATTGTCGCCTCGCTTCGTCGCGTTCGTCCGTGAGACCGGCGACGCGTTCACGAAACTCCTTCGTAACCTTGAAGTCGGCTTCACGTTGGCGGTCGGCCGCGTTCGCGTCGTCGTCGCGGCCTTGCTCCTCGGCTTCAAGTTGAGCCTCCAACCCGGCCGTGCGCTCCGTGAGACTGGCGACGCGGGCTTCGAGGGTGGCGAATTGCTCCCTGGCCTCACTGAGCGGCGTGGGGTGTCCAAGGTCCTGGTCGCACTCGGAATAGCCGCAGCGTCCGCCGCACTGGCACGGCGCAACGGGCGTGGCGGCTATAGCGTGAACGGCTCGTCCATCAGCGATCTTGGAACCCGTCGGACCTTCCGTAGATACGCGAGCACCTGCCGTATGGCTTTCAGGTCCCGAAGCATTCGCGCCTTCTCTTTCTTGGTCATTGGGTCCTTTCGCGGGCGTGGCGGCTGGCTCGGCGATGGGCGCATCCTTCGCGAGTCCACCAAATCGCATCGAACCCATGCCGCCCACGTCGCGTGACTTGCGCTCCTCAAGGATTCGAGGCGCGACGCGAGCGCGGGCGGCGATTAGATCGGCCTCTACTCGGAGATATCCTCGAACTTCAAGAGGTAGTGCTTCTTCGGAATGAAGACCCCGTGAGCGCCCTGGTTCGTTATGGACATCTCGATCTTTCCGCTCGGTGTCGCCTCCGACCATGAGGCATTCCCCGGGCCGCTCGCCGCCGTGAACTCCACCACCTCCTGGTTGTACTCGTTCTTCTTCACGCTCGTGCATCGGAACTTCGCCTGAATCGTCATCTTCGGTCCTTTCTGTTGGTCGTTGTTCGGTCGGTTGCGAATCTACCGGCGCGCTCGGCTCGGCGATGGGCTCCAAGATGTCGAAGCACCCAGCGTTCCACCACGGCACGAATGCTGGCGACCTATGCGCCCAATTCACCTGCATTGGTGCGTCCATCGGACGATCTTCGCGCCGGTCGCGCGGCTGCCCTCCGACGAGCCTAGCCAGCACGATCCACGTCCCCCTCGGCGGGACCTCAACCCCCGGCCCGCTCCTCCCGACCACGCGGTGACCAGCCGGCGCGCTCGGCTCGGCTGCCTGCTTTTTACAGTTGCACCACTCCGGGCGAGTCTCGCCGCAGTTTGCGCACCTCGGCTGCTCGGCTGCCTGCTGGACCGGGGCGTCCTTCGCTTCGTTTCGCGCCCGGGTTCGGCAGAACTCGGTGCAGAAACATGGGTGCTCGTCTCCGCTATTTTCCGGCTTGAAGCAGGCTGCCCATTTCTCCCCGCCGCGCCCGGTGCAGTGGCGGTCGCCCGAGACGCCAACCTTCCCGCACCCATCCTTGCACGGCCCGCTCGGGTTGAACCCATCGGCCCATCGGCCGTCGGCGTGGCGGACGATGCGATAATGCGCGCGGTGAAATCGTTTCTCGCCGGCCAGTCGAACGGGGTCCTCGGTGCCTGTCGCCCAGCGACGAACAGACCCCGCACGACAACGCTTCGACCACGAGGCAACGACCGTGCCCGCATCTGGCTCATCACGTCCGACGACCTCCGGAACTTCCCCCGTCGGCACGAACCGCGACCAGTCGACCTCCTCGGCGGGCTGGACGGGGACCAGCGCGCCCATCTCGACGGCGTGACGAGGGCAGGCGGCGCGTTCGTTGTTGGAATGCATGTAGGGCGAAGCGGCCACGCAGTCAGCGCGGCCCGTTCCCGTGCCTTGGTCGTATCCGTGGAAACACTTCCAGTGGTACGGGGATTGAAGGCGCCACCCCTCGCCCAAAACGAACCCATCGGGCACGCCGCCAGTCGACGGGGGCTCCGGGCGATCGCACTTCATGGCGGCCCGGCGCTTCTGGATACGGTACCACTCTTCGGTTCCGTAGTGCGGGCGATACGAGCAATTCCCGGCGACGCATCCTTGCTCGGGCGTCGACCTGAGTGGCCAACCGCAGATTTCGCACTTGAACGGTTGCTCGGCTGCCTTCGTCTCGACTGCGCACCAGCCACAACCGGGGCACTTCGGTTGCTCGGCTGCCTGCTGGACATGCCCGAACCCATCGCACGGGCACCCCGAATCGCCGTCGCCCATGCAAGGCCCATTGCCCGCCTGGGAATGGTCGAATCTGTAGTGAGAACAGAATGCGCACGCTGCCCTGGCCGGCTCGGCTGCCTGCTGGACCGGGACCAGGGCGCCCATTTCGACGGCGTGAGCGGCGCAGGCTCCGTGGACGCTGGTCCAGGCCGTCGCGGCTTTGCCGCAGTAGTATCGCGCTGGAAGATCTACGACGAATCCACATACCTGCGTATATCCAAGGCCCGCCTCCCACCCGCTTCCCAAGACGAACCCATCGGGCACGCCGCCAGCCGACGTGGGTTCCTTTTCCGGTGTCGTCGGTTGCTCCTTGGTAATCTCCCATGTCCTGCCGTCGATAGAACGGGCGTGGCAACCGGCGCAGACGATGAATATGCCGTCCTGTCGATGGACCGACGGGGGCTCCGGGCGAGACGGGGCGGGGGGATGCCAACTACACACGTAGCCTTCGCCGGGGTGACGGGCGACTTTCTGACAACCGGGGCACGGCTCTCCGGGGTGCTGCGGATGGTCGGGCATCGCCAACGCCGGCTCGACCTTGGGAGACGAGGCGGGCGTGTTCTTGAACCCGGGTAGGAACTGAACTCCGACGGTGTGCTCGACAGCCGGCCGCCACGTCAGTCCGCAGTTCTGGCACGAGTGCGTGTGGTGTGGCTTCGTCGCGAATTCCCCTTCGTCGATATGAAGCGTGCTGCACGTCGGGCACGGGATACGCATCGGTATCGCCGAGGGCTTCGCCTGCTCGACCTTGGGCTCGGCGGGGCGGATACAGACGCCAGCGTCGCGACATTCCTTCGACGTGAAGTGCTGGCGCCGCGCCGTACGAAAGCACCTGGTCGGAAATTGGCAGTAATGCCCGTTCATCTCCAGGTCTTCGGTGTCGAGACGGCTCCCGCATTCCGGCGAGCACGTCGCCCCCGTCGTCGGTTGCGGCGGGTCGACCCGCGCGAGCCTAGACGTTTCCGCGCTGACGCGGTCAAGCAGCCGGTCAACTCTCGCCAGGTCATACGGCTCACCCCCCGCGTCTCGCTTCGGGAGCGCCGCGAGGAAGGCGCTCACTGTCGCCCAGTTGACGTCTACCCACGCTGAGCCAACCGCGCGTAATAGCGCCGCCTTGAAGTCGTCCACGCTGTACCGTCGGTCATTCATCGGTCTTCTCCTGCTTTCTTGCTTTCTTGCTCTGTCGTTTCCGCCACAATCCGACGAACACCGCTGGCAGCGCGACCAGCAGAAACAGCGCCGGGAACGCGGCGCAGGCGACGATTTCACTCATCGGTCGTCCCCTTGTCGCTCGCGTCGGCCAGGAAGGTCGACGTGTCAATTTCTATTGTCGTCATTCCCGCGTTGAACCGCCATCGATACAGCAGCCCGCGCGCCGCTTCCAACTTCACCGCGAGCGCTCCGTGCGCAAGGGCAAAGATGTCCCGTTCGGCCTTCGCGGCGGCGAGATCGTCGGCGAGTCGAACGATGACGTTCGACACCACCTCGTGCCGCCACTCCCAATCCTCGCGCAGGCCCTCGCGTGCGGAAGTGACAACGGCGGAAACAAGTCCAGGGTCCTCGTCCGTCGGGCGGCTCATCGCGCACCGCCGAATCGAATCTCATACGTCCCGTTGTGCATCGACGCGGCGACCACGCCCCAGAAGTACCCGCACATCCACTCCCAACTCACCTCCCACCCCGCGACCAAACGCCGAACGGGCCGATCTCCCATCGCTTCGTCGTGCTCATTTCGCTGCCCTCGCCTTCGCCAGTGATACGCCCTCCGGGTGCCCCTTCTTTCGCGAACCGTAGAACACGCGCCGCTTTCGCATCGGCATCGCGGCCAGTTCCTTGGCGACGCCAGGGTCGGATATCGACAGCATCGAAGAACGGGCGCTCTCCATGGACCGAACGGCTGCGCGCTTCTGCGGCCTATCGGACGGCGCCTCTGCCAACGCCGCTGCCAGATCGGGGCTTGCGTACAGGTGACCTCGTGAGTCCATTATCGTTTCGCCTTTCCCGCCCCGGGGCGCTTCGTGGGTTTCGTTGCCTGGTCGATGGTCGTGATGGCCTGGTGCCACCAGTCCCCCGTCTCGAATCCCTTCTTCGACCGGAAGTAGCGGTTCAGTTCCCGCAGCGCAGGCGCGATGGTGCGGCGGATTCGACGGCGCTCATCGTCGATGCCCACCACGAATCCCTCCGCGTAGTCGGGGCCTTCTTCCGCGCGGAGGCCCGCGACCAAGTCGCGTCGGCGCTTGTCGTCGCTCATTTCGTCCTGGCCTTTCTCGCGTTGACGTGGTCGACGTTCGCGACCTCGCATCGGCTGTTTTTGTCATCCCAGACGCTCAGCGGACCGCCCCATGCAAACTGGTTGAAGTGCTGCCCTGTCTCGCCGCTGTCACGGCACTTAAACCGAAAGTGGCCATCGCCAAGCGGCGCGAAGTCGATCAAGTGAACCGGACGAGGAGCGAGCTTCATCATCTCGCCTTTCTCGCCCCGGGGCGCTTCGTGGGTTTCGTTGCCTTGCAAACGAACGCGCGGCACGATGGGGCGCCGCAGTGAAAATGTTCAAGAGGAAAATCGAACGGACGTTTGCAGTTAGGGCACGTCTCGCGGTCCGGTTGCTTCGCCGGGCGCTTCGTGGGTTTGGTTGCCGAGTCGATGGCGTCCATCAGGGCGACCACTGCGGGGTAGGCGCGGTTCCAGGGTCGCTTGCTGTCTGCGGCTCCCCTCGCATTCCCCAGCGCGGGCGCGATGGCGAGGCGGATTTCCTTGGTGGCCTCCTTGCGGCCGTGCGCCACGCCTTCGTCGAAATGCGCCTTCTTCCATCGGCTGTACGACTCGGCGTTGAACGGCTTGTTGTCGAGGTTGCGCAGGTCGGTCGGAATTGTCGTGGACGTCATCCCGCAGAGGCAACTCGGAATGGACAGTCCCGGCTCCCTCGGACGCTCGCCGCAAGCGTCGCACCGACCGTGCACGTCGAGGCGCTGGCCGAATGGACCGCGTTCGCATTGCTTCGTTGCCATCAGCCGCCCTCCTTCGCCCGCGCGTCTATGTTCAGCAGCCAAGCGAGCGCGTCTGCGCATCTGATAACCATTGCCGTTCGCTCGATCGGACAAGGAACCGTGCGTGACATGTTGCGCGCCTCCCGTGAAACCTCGGCCCAAATGCCCGCCTCCGCCGCCGCGCGGTCGCCGTCGATGGGCGGGACGGCGGGGCGCCCGGTATTGCGGCACGCATCGGTATCGAACCACGTAAACGGGCCGCCTCGCTCCAATGGCTCCAGCACGAAGCAATGCTCACCGCGCGGAGGCAACTCGCCGGTACCGCACCACGGTCTGCATTCTGACTTCGCCGGCTCAGCTAGGCCGCGCTGGCAGAGGGCTTCTATGTAGCCCCAGGCCACGTCGGAGTTATGCGCAAGAGGAGGCGGAACGACGTCTGACTTCGACCCCCGGTATCGTCGATGCATCCGCGCCGACTCCACATCAGCCAGCAGTTCCTTCAGCGCGAGACGCGCGGGGTCGGTGCTCATGTCAGTAGCCCTTTCATCGTCGCGATCTCCTATTCCCCGCCGACAGGTAGCGAGACGTGGTCTCCGCGATCCACCCATCTTGCAACTCGCTCCGACCAGCGGCGCCCAACGCATCGAACACGCCGTACCCGCCCCACTTTCCCGTGATGTCCTCGTGGTGGCCGTCGCAGCAAGGTACTGTCGTGTCCTCGCCCGACTTCATCCCCATGCCCGGTTTCTTGCCAGCGTGGTGGGGAACCACGCGACCGCGGCACGGGCCCCAACCAACGCGGGCGATGCACTCTTGCTCGCGGCACCAGTCGCGTCGGGCGGTGTCGACGACGGCGATCTTGGTCTTGCTGCGCTGGTTGATGTACTTGCGGCGCTGCTGGCCAGGGCGCATGGGTGGCTTGCGCGGAAGGGGCTTCGGAAAGGCAGGCGTCACTTGTGCGCCGCCTCTTTCTTCCGCGCCGCCTTCACGGCTGCTTCCTCGGGCGACATCATGACCCGAACGCCTCCAGTCGCTTGGCGATGTCCTCGATGTCGGCGCACGCTCTGTCAAGCGCCTCCCCGGCCTCGTTCGAGACCAACCGGACGGGGGCGAACTGAATCACCTTCTCGCGGATGGCCTGGGCGAACGCCGCCAACTTCTCCCTGTCTGGGCGCAGGGCCTCGGCCCGCTCTCGCTCGGCGATGGCGACCGCTTCGTCATCCGTCTGCAGGGCAGCGTGCACCACGCCGCACGCCTTGCCGTCCGTGATCGAACGTCCGCAGGATTCACAAGGGATAGCTCGCAGACGGGCGCGCTCGACGGCGGCCCGTTCTTGCAGGTCGCGCAACGCTGATTCCTGTGCCTCGCGCTCGGTGCGCTCCTTCTCTTCCTTGATCTTGCGCTCCGCCTCGGCCTTCTCGGCTTCGAACTTCCGCCGGTCCTCGTCGAGCTTCTTTCGCTCGGCGGCCTGGCGCTGCTCCTCTTTCTTGCGGGCCACCTCGAGCTTGGCGCTCTCCTGGTTGAGGCGGTCCTGCTCGATGCCCTGCAGGCGGGCGGTCTCGGCGATGGCCGCTTCCTGCGCGGCGAGCTCGGCGCGCGTGGCAGCCTCCGCGGCTTCCCGGGCCTCGCGCTCCACCCGTTCGCGCTCGAGGCGCTCGGCGTTCTCGACCAGGAACTTGGCGTGGGCCTCCTCTTTCTCGATGACCTTGATCGCTTCG